TCCTCCTGTAGTGGCTCCTGGGGCTCCTCCTGTAGTGGCTCCTGGGGCTCCTCCTGTAGTGGCTCCTGGGGCTCCTCCTGTAGTGGCTCCTGGGGCTCCTCCTGTAGTGGCTCCTGGGGCTCCTCCTGTGGTGGCTCCTCCTCCTGTAGTGGCTCCTCCTCCACAAGCAAACCCAAACTTAGTTCCGAAAGTTGGTGGATTATTTTCTATAGATAGTCTCGATAGCGACAACAGTCCTACTGTAGTGAATAAGCCATCCGACAATGCATCTCTTAGTCCGGTCTCAAAGAGTTATTCAAATGAAAATATTGTCAATAAAGCAAACTATGACGCTGAACCGTTTATATCCTCCTTGATAAAATTTACAAATGCAGGATTTCCTCCAAACTCAACAATAAAAAGCCGTCTTGACACATTTTTTAATATTAAATTATTCAGAGCATATTTAAAAAAATTAGGAGAACCTATTACATTATTTGATATAAATAATAAAACGATACTTCCGAAAGACGTTAAGATAGATTTTTTAAATCCAACAACTAATAATCCCTCATCTAAATCTGACGCAAAAAAGAAAATTACAGATGAAAAAATGAATACATCAATAGAAATAAAATCACAAAATGACGAAGAACTAGTAGGATCAGTATATACTTTCCTATTTACAAAACCAAGCGATAAGGAGAAACAACAGGCTGAACAATCTAAATCAAAGTCTCTAAAGCCCAGCTTGCTTATGATTAAAGATGGCGATGAATATAGTTTAATGGGTAGTAAAATTGATAATACAGAAAAACAAATATCAGGTACGATGGGTACTATTACATCGAATGCAATATCTAAGATAACACCAGACAGAAAAATATTTAAAACAATAGAGGACGAATTTACAAAAAAAACAGGAACTACCTTTCCGGGAACATCATCAGACACGAGAAGAATGTTATTATATACACCCAAAGATTTAGAACAAACACCTACTATTGATACAAAAATAGATAAATTAAAAGCAATAATAAACTCCGGTCAAGTTGATTTGGGTAAAATAAATTCAATTATTCAAAGTTCGAAAAGTAGAACAACATTTGGTTCTGGTGATTTGGTGCTTGTTCCAATCATAGATATATATAATGTTGTAATGAAAAATGTATCCGAGAGTCAAATAGAAGGTAAAATTTCTATAAGTGAGAGACAGCAAAATATTATTAAATTAACAATCGAACTTATGCAAAAACAAAATATTTTACCTACACTGAAAGGCGAAACAAGACAAACAGAAAATATTATTCCAGATGTTGAAAGGTATAAAGAATTAAATGCGATTTTATCGTCGGGAACGATTAATGAATTAAATTCTAATGTAAGTCATAATATAAAATTTCTTCTTAATATAATTTTTTCAAATAAAACTACATTTATCTATAGTGCTACACATTACATTATTGATTATGTAGACTGGAATAACACATTTAAACAGTTACGTGATACAGCGATTCAAAAAAATATGAAAGTTGGATATTATATCGAAATAGAATTATTCCTCGAAAAATTAGAAAAAGGAAAATTACAGCTAGATAAAGCTAGTACATTTCTCGGGTCGTGTACTGTAAAGAGAGCAAGATTAAATAGTAGTTGGAAAAGGGATTTTTTAGACCAAAATTGGGGGAATGTATATAAAAAATTTAAAGATGCATTCACGCCTACCCCTAATCTATCTATCAAAGACGCTATTGCTGGAATAATACCAAATTCTATAAAAAAAACGTTGTTAGGTGCATCTAGGGAAGTTTTTACGCGTTTTAATGCAGGAGTAAATCAAATATCTTTTGTTCAGTATACATTTTTAGGACAGGACCAGCTAATCGACGCATTTAAATTAGTAGACAATTCATATGCAGGCGTTGCGTGGAAAAACAACCAGAGTTGGGAAAAACGTAAGGAACGATTATTTGAAGCGATGGATAGTTGTGATGCAGATATATACTGTTTTCAGAATGTTCAATGTTCTATTAAGGCATATAATGATATTTATAGTAAACTTTCTACAGACAAACAGAATATGTTAGATTCTACAGATACATCTACTCAGAGACAGAGAATAATTGTTTATAAAAATCACATTCACGACCAATTATTGGCGAATAAGGACGAATATACAAATCACGTGGCGCAAATATATGCCAAGTATAAGGATTATTATCATTTTGTTTATTTTTTTGAACAAAAGTGTGTAATACCTCCTGGAATAGACGAGAAAATATGTACATTAAAGCCTGATGCAGAATTCCCTGATAAAGAACATCCGACCGCAGTAGGTAATTTAACAATGATAAAAAAACTTAAATTTGAAATAAAAGAAATTTTTGATATAAGAATGGCTCCAATTTTGTATTCAAGAAGAAACCTTGATGTTAATCATAAAGATGGTAGGAAGACAATATTACTTATTACAACTGACGGAAAACAAGAACCATTTGAACCTATTTGGAAAAATGACAAATCGTTTGCGTCTATAACATATTGCGCTTTTATAGGAAAAGGAGCATCGATTACTACATTGCCTTTTGTGAGCGCGCCTGGAAATATAGGCGTAATGAGTAGACCCAAATTGCCGGGTATACAAGACTTTAAAGTTAATGATATTGCTGGTCCAGCTAGTGATGATCGTAAAATAAACCAAAAATTAAGAAGTTTCGAAGATAAAAATGATGGCGAAGGAGGAATCGACGACGGTAGTGAAGGTCATATACGTGATGAAGTTGGTAAAGAGGCCAACGGAGATAATGACGAAAGTAGTGATGAAGCTGATGAAGGTGATGAAGGTGAAAATAATGAATACGAGGACGAACACGAAGAAGGTGAAGATAATGAATACGAGGACGAACACGAAGAAGGTGAAGGTAGAGTGATGCATAGACAACACGTACAACGCGAAAAAAACGTACAACTCGGTGGAACTGACACACCGAATCCAGTTAACTGGTATGAAAAGGATAATACAGAAGATAAAGATTACGGAAATATTTTAGGATTATCAAATAATTCATCTGCTCAACAAACGTCTAATTCAAAAACCCAATGTGAAAAATATTTTGACGTAAGATATGTGCCTATAGGACAAATTTTCGGAATTATAAACGTGACGCTAGATGCTGAAAAAACGCATAAGCAGGCAGTTGCAGCAGCAGCATCACCGCCCCCTGGCGTTAAAGCTAATAAAGCTAATAAAGATAATGATAACGAAATAATTCCAAAAGAAGTGATTGAAGTACTTCTTACTGCGGCTCTTATTTATAGATTCCGTCTTAGATATTTACTATCTGATTCTACAGACGATACTCCTATTTTTTTAACCGGGAATTTTAATTTTGGGGACGGAAATGATATAAATAATATAGACAATTCATTTGCTAAAAAATTACTAATGATAAGGAGTGCTGATTTCAAGAATTATACGAAAAGCATTAATGAAAAATTTAAGAATTATGGAGACGCAATAACAAATTTTATACGTAGTTGTACGATTTTATATTATTTATCTGGTGGTAAAGGAAAGTATGGTAGATTTAATTTAACTAAACTTAAGGGCGATACATTTCCTCTTGTGCGTGATGGCGAAAGCTTTGATGCAAAAAGATTCAATCAACTTATTTTTAAGACAAGACGATTAGTATTTTGCCCAGAAGACGAGATATCCGAAATACAATCAATTGAACATAACGACAATTTTCCCAATTTTCCAGACAGTATAAATCCGTCGAATAGTTGCGCAATAGGTAGTATTTTTAATATATCAACCAAGATTGTTAATCAGCATATAGCAACCATAACATCCGACATAAATATTCAAAAACAAGCACAAAATAATGAAGATATAAGTCATTTATTACACGGTATAGATGAAGATGATGAAGATGATGAAGATGATGAAGATGATGCAACCGGCGATAAGCCGAATTTTTCAATCACTTCATCAAGTGACGTAAACTCTGAAAAAATTATTCCTGACGTAATAAAAGAGAGGAACAATACGTCGTATAGTAAACAAAAATCATTTTTTGCGTCCCCATATCCCAACCACGTAGAAGTTTGTCAATCGGGTGAAAGTTATTATAAGTATTTAACGACTACACCAATGGATAAATGGAATGATGGAGATAATCAATTCAATGTATATTCTGACCACGCGCCAATTAAGTTCTCAATAGATAGTGATATAAACACTGCGACAGGAAAACATAAATGTAGTGCTGGGGGTGGAGCACATGTAGTAGGAACACAATCAGGTGGTGGGTTGGAAGAAATGGAAGGTGGTGGTGCAAATGATATAAAGTTGATATCTTGGAATATTGCGAATAAATGCTTTAAAGGTGAAAGTTATTACAGTCATAAATTTGTATGTGACTCTGCAAAAACTAAGTGCGTGGAAACCGATGACCAATATAATACGCGATTATCGAATATTGCAAAAGCTATTGACACTATGATGATGAATAATAATTACAAATATACATTAATTCAGGAAGGGCCTTTTATTGTTAAAGATGATATAACTAATTTCATAAATATTATAAACACTCGTAAAAATACAAAAGTTAATCAATCAAGTATTCAAAGCGGAAATAAAACATTTTATTCTCAATTTTATCTAGTAACTAGAAAAGAGGATACAGATGTATATGATAGTGCGGGATTAATATCTCTTGGTAGTAAAGGTACAAAGTTATTTTCTGGTTTTGCCGAAAATATGTTAACAAATATATCATCGACAATAAAAGTTACTAATTATTCAAAACAGGACATAGATGCTGATTTTTCAAAGATTTGGTTTTTTATAAATAAAACAAAAAAGATAATACTTATCCCGGTCCATTTCCCTTTACCTCCTGATAAGTCTCCTATACAATTTATGTATCAGAGACAAGAACAAATATACACTTTTATGAATGCTATTGTAAAGACATTTAGAACAAGTACATACACCTTAATAAAAGAGTATAAAGACTATGATATCGTTTTTTCGGGCGACTTTAATATAAATATGCTACAAAAATTCCCTTCGACAGTACCACCTACATTTTTAAAATGCGATGTTGCTGGTCAAGAAACGATTATATACACAAATAAGGATAATGCGCCATCATCATTTGGAGGGGATAATAAAGGAGAATATAATCCAACAAATATTGATTTTGCTATTTATTATCCAAAAGTTACAATGAAAGCGCCTGTGTCCGTGAAGGCTTCCACTATACCTGCTTCATCGTCATCATCATCGCGACCGGGATCGCCACCATCGCCATCATCATCGTCATCATCGTCATCATCGCTACCAGGACCGCCATCCCCATCATCTCGACCGTCACTAAGACCCAAACTCACTGCCAACTTATCCACAGAAAAATTAGAAGCTCTTTCAACGACGAAGAATATAGATGTAACGTCTAAAATAGCAAAGGTCGATAATATATCATACAAGGTGGAGCAAGATATTTTTAATTCGAAACCGGACTTAAGCAAAGTAAATATATTAAAAAAGAATGTATCAATTATTGGTACGGATTATAATAAATTATATTCAGATTCGGGTATAATGCCACCAGGTTCAGCAACGTTGATTAATATAAGTGAAGCGCCTATTTACGATATTATGTACGATGCCGCAAACTCAACAGCTACAACTTTAACAACTAAAAGTAGTTCATCGTGTGTTGTTAACTATATGATTCAAGCTTCTCCTGCGCAAGCTGGAACCGGTGGGCTAATAACGCAAGATACTGTATCCAATTCAATAATGAATTCTCTCATTTTAGCTGCTCAAAATGGTGCCAAAAATGTGATTATTCCATTTATAGGGGGTGGAATATTCTTAGATGAATTACAAAGGAAAATCGGGTCTGGGTATTCATTGGTAGAACACGCTAGAATATTGGTAAAAGGTGTAACAAAATACTTCGATTTTGTTTCTAAGCAAGAAGCCGCGCAACTTAATATAAACGCCAAATCGATTGAGACAATATTATTTTGCCCATTTAATACTTCGAACGTAGATGAAAAAACACCACTAGACAATGCTATCGCAGCAAAGAATTCTGTATTTAATGGAAAATGTAAGGTAAACACTACAAACGGAAATATGAATATAATAAATGCAACAATAAATCAATGTAAAAACGGTACGAAAAATATTGCTATAGTGAATGCAGCAAATGTAGAGCTGGGATTTGGTACAGGTATTTCTAGTATGTGCTATGCAGCTATTAACAAGGATAAAAAAAAGCAGGATGAATTACTAGATATTAAAACCCAATTTGTTACTGCTTATAAAAGATATATAAAAGGTAATAATTATGCATCATCGTATCCAATGGCGTCCTCATCACGCGCACCTGCATCCGGAACAACACCGACAGTGCTGCTACCCGGACCAGCATCCACATCATCACGCGCACCTGCATCCACATCACCACCAAAATCAAGACCTGCATCACCACCTGCATCCGGATCAACATCCCCACCAAAATCAAGACCTGCACCCCCATCAAAAAGTGCAATTCAAATGTTAGAAAAAATAGATAGTGGCGTGAGAGCAACTGTTGATGATTTTTTACAAGCACAAGCAGGTAATAGTGAACCTCCTGTTAGTTATACAACAGCATTAAAAGAAATACAAGGTGGTCAAAAAAAAACACATTGGATTTGGTATATAATACCATCAGATATACACGCCGGTTCTTCCATAATGTCCGTATTCTATGGCATTGGACCGAATGCTACTAATAGTGCAAAACAAGAGAAAGTCAAGGTTCTAAGCGTAGATGATTATTTAAGCAATAATACATTACGCGACCGGTATACAGAAATAGTAACTGCAATTGGTAAAAAATTAGGAATTTATTTATATAATAATAATAATAGAGTAATTCAACATAACGATGACAAGGCAAGACTGTTTCTTATTAATTTAATGAGTGGAGAGACCGATTACGCCAAATTGACAAGTTCAGTTCTTAATTTTTATGATAAGCTAATTGGGTATAATAATGATAGAGATGTGTTATATAGGACTCTAAAGTATTTTTATGACAAAGAATCAGGAACAACGCTAGGTATGGCGCCCCCGTCTTTACAACCAGCATATGTAGTTCCCAAAGTTACAACAGTTGGTGCGCGTATATTTACTTTGGGCCAAATTAAAACGATGATTGTAGATGGTAGTACGTCAAATCCTAAAAGTATTTTTCTAATAAATGGAGGTAGTTTTAATCCACCGCATATAGGGCATATTAAAACATTTGAATTAGCGTATCAGCGACTTATGCAAATGGAACAATTTAAAAGCTACCGGGTATATGGTATAATGGTTGTTTCTACGCGTGATCATATTGCAAGTAAAGGGGTACTCGAAAATGCTATAATTTCATCTAGAGATAGAATAGAATTATGCAAACTTGCTGCTGATAGTTATAAATGGGCGAATTCGAAGGTGTTTGGTCCAAATAATATATTTATATATAATACACCTGATGTCAATCCAACCAGAACAATAATTCGCACTATTGGTACAGATAATATGTATTATTTATCGGGGTCAGATTATTATCTAAATACGTACTTGAAATCTAATCGTTGGTATAAAATAATGTATGTTATGAGAAAAGGGGACGAAGAAGCAATAAATAAAATATCACCTAACACAAATGAAATACAAATACGTCCTGATAGTTCAGATGTGTCATTAGATTTATCATCAACAAAGATTAAAAAACAAATATTAAGTTTAGTCGCCGACAACACTAGAAGACAATTACAGAAAGATATTCTTAAGGAGGTTGGGGAGGGAGTTTACTGTAAGTTACAAACATTGCAAATAGATGAGTCGTCGCATACTGGTTATTTGGTACCGAGTAATCTTTATGGGAATATATGCGGTACAGTATCAAGCCCTCCCGCTATTATTGCGCCACCTCTAGTTGCACACGCGCCGGCAGTTAGACAAGCACAGTCTCAAAGATATTTATCTGTACCTTTACATAATGAAGGAGGAAGTTTTTGTTACTTTAATGCGGCACTTCAGTTATTATTTTCAATTGATTCTATAAGGACTATTATAGGAAACGGCATTAATCAAAAAATATTTAATGAAATTATAAGTAATTATAATAGTAATTCTAATAATAAGGGAGATGAATGTCTGGAGAATTGTCAACAAATACTTTCAAATTCATATTCTATATTACGTAGGATGTATGAACAAATAAGTAAAGGTGATTATGTAGCAAAAAAATATGATAGTTTTAAAATAAATATAATTAACAATATTCAGGGCTTTGATTTGGGGCAACAAGATTCCCAAGAAGTTTTAAATAGTATACTTGTAGCTCTAAAAAAAATACCTATTATTCATGATAGTATATGCTTTAATTTTTATTCAGTTGTATTATGTAAAGGATTAGGTGTACGCAGGAACTATGGTGAATATAATAAGACTACTAGGGATGCGATTAAAAATTATAACATTAGTAATATAAATGATATATTATATATAAATGAAAATACATCTCTAGCTTTGAGACAAGATACGATGTTGAAGTTGGATATACAGCAACGGTACACCAATATAAATGAATGTATCGCTGGATATTTTACTGAAGTACGTTTTGGTGGAGGAGGTTCTGATGTTAGAATACCTGAGTCATTAACAAAAGTGTGTAATGCAACAAACATAAGACAAAAGCAACAAATATTTATTAATGATGGTCAAACTTATTTAATTATTCAGTTAAAAAGAATGTCAAATCACGGTATATATATAACACGAAACATCGATATTACAGGGAACAATGAAGAAATAATTATAACCCAAAATGGCGTACAAATAAGATTTAAATTAAGAGGAGTTATATGTAAATCGGGGTCAGCTGGAGGTGGACACTATATATATGTATCTATGGAAAATGGTAGAAGAATAATTTATGATGACGCAGCACCACCAACAGAAGGCAATATTAGCACTAAGTTTGATCTATTGACTGGTATTGAAAATATAATGAATACTAGAGGATATGTATTGTTATATAAAAGAGTTGATGCTGCAGCAGGATCCGGAGACGGATCAGGAGCAAGAGCCGGGGTAAGAGGGGGAGTAGCAGCAGCAGCAGCAGCAGCACCACACGGTGGTAATATAACAAAAAAATATAATAAATCATCTACATTTGATGTAAACAAGAAAACGAGAAAGACGAATAATAAAAATAACCATAGCCCAAAAAGTCCAAAAGGTCTAAAAAATCACAAAAATAAAACTCAACACTTTAAAATAGTGAGAAATGGTAACAATAATACAAGAAAGAAATAGAAACAATAAACACATTATCATATATTTAATATCCAAGATTTGTTAATTGATATTAAATATACACACGCACGTGTATAAAACGTATATAGAAGCATTACATATAATTGTCGGCGTCATCTCCAAATATTTCTTTAAATGCAATCATCATTTGCTCGAGATATGACAATTTTTTACATAATGAATTACAAACATTTTCAGAAATAGCAATTGCCAATTCAACGCGGCAGAAAAACTTGGAAAATTTCATATTTTCCTTCTTCAATATTTTATTAATTTCGTATATTTCTTCACCTCCAAAAAATTTATTATCTACACTTAATACTCTACTACATAAAGTGTCTATTTCACCAACAATGACTTCTTTTTGCTCATCATTAATCGCTGGTTTTTCAATACAAATCCTGTCTGATAAATTTTCAACAATAAACAGCGCCAAGTCGCGATAATTTTTACTTACAAGAACTTTAAAAAACATAAAAAAAACATTTTGTTCTTCGCGTGTCATTGTACCAATAATTCCGTAATCAATTACACCGATTTTAAGTTTCGGAGGAAGTTTGATGATGGCGCCAGTGCTTGTGTCAGTGCCAGTTTCTAGCTCATCCTTCATATCCTTCGCATCCTTAATAAAAATAACATTTCCAGAATGTAAATCTGCGTGGTAAATTGCATCATAAAAAACACACTTCAAATTAAAACGCGACAAAATCTTTGAGTATTCATCTTTATCTTCGCTATCTATATTTTCAATACGCTTACCTTCAATATAATCCATTACAATTACTTCTGGATTACTATCTGTAAAATAAGAGTACACTTTAGGTATACAGATATTTTCAACATCTTTAAATTTTTCATAAAACATCTGTATATTTTTTACCTCATTTGAAAATATCAATTGGTTCAACATAATTTGGTAATTCTCTTCAAATAAATCATTAATATTTAAGTCGCTCAAATAGGGCATATGTTTTGTAATATTAATTAAAATCTGTAACTCTTCCATAGACCGTTTGAATTTAATTTCAATATTTTTGCGACGGTATTTGACGATGATGCGCTTTCCATTTAATCGCCCATTATATACAAGAGCAATATTCCCCGACTTAATTGGTTGTTCGTTATCTATCAAAAGTTCATCACCATTTGCTCTAGCAATATTTATCAAATCGTACAAACCATTATAATCTATTTCTGTTGTATCGTATGTAACTTTATCTGTGTATGTTATAAAATAATTAAAAAGGTCTTTATCCATAATATTATTATTATTGGCAAATGCTTGAAAGATTTTTATAAAAAAAAGATTTTTCTCAGAAAGTTTCGTAGTGATATTTTTTATCATATAATTATAATTTTCAGGTGTTTTTTTTGAACACTTATAAATTAGAAAATATTTCAGATATATCCCGATACAACTCGATATAAACCAGGATTTAGATATACCCTTGCATATCGATGATGATTTTAATCGTGTAATAACAGATGAAACATTATATAAAAATTTCTTATATTTATTTGAAACAGGAATAGAATTTTTATATACGTTGTCTTTATCGGTCTCATCATCCAGACCGTCCAGGTCGTCATCTTCATCCACAATATTTATTAGTTCCTTGTCTAACTTATCTTTATCGATGTTATTAACATTATAATTAAGATTCGTGGATACTCTTTTATACATTTGTTTATTATTGGATACTATAATAGTAATATATAAAGGTAAAATCTTTATATATTTTATATTTTATATTTTATATTTTATACTCTATACTTTATACTCTATATTTTATACTCTATACTTTATACTCTATACTTTATACTCTTATTGCTTCAATAAATTGTTTCAAATGTAAAAACATTTTTTTCATAATAAGTCCTAATATATTTTCCATATAAATAGGTAGACTATGCTCTAAGTCTAATTTAAACAAATGATATATATTTACTCTATGATTAGATTCGAAATTTACAACCATAGTCGAAATTTTAGTTGTTACCTTTTCGTAGTTAACTAATTCGTCAGGATATGGATAATCAATATCATAACTATTATATGTTTTCTTACCATTTTCAATATGCTCTATTACTCTAGTATACATATATTTGGGTTTGATACCCAATTCCTTTCCAAATGGTTTAAACAGAAATAAAATATCTATTTCATTATTTGATAACCAATTTTTTATTTCTATTTTTTCAAAATTATCCTTATTCAATTCATATAGAATGTTATACATTTTTAAATTTATTATATTATATAAATTGTAGTTGGCGTTATCCAAATAAAGCTGTAAAGAATATATCTCACTTTGTTTATCGCGTTTCAAGTGAACATTTTCTTTTAAACATACATTTTTAAAATCACAAATTAAATTTTCACTTTTTCCATTTTTATTATCTTGCAAACACATATTTGTTGACATTTCTAAAATATATAAATAATATTATAAGTTAATAATAACTCATTAAATACTTATAAATGATAATATTATTTTAATAATATTATTATATAATATCGTATTATATAGTATATATTATATAAAAGTTTTATGTCTGACAATAGGAAGACGCTAAAAATAAAAAAACATACAAAGCGGGTGAAACATAATAAAAAATTCCCCACTAGAATTCGTTTGTATTCTACACCTCGTGTTGCGCAAAAAATGGCGTATAAATATTTAGGAAAGACTGCAAAATTATATCCAGCAAATAATCCCGAAAAAAAATACAAAATTTTCGACCATAAAAATAATAAATGGATAAATTTCGGACAAATGGGATATGAAGATTATACTAAACACAAGGACAAGAATCGTAGGAAAAATTATCTTACACGTACTAAATTTATGCGCGGTGACTGGAAAAATAACAAATATTCAGCTAATAATTTAAGTAGAAATATTTTATGGTAACACTTTATAGTAACACTTTATAGTAACACTTTACCTGATACGACTATATATCAAATATTTTATCTATATTCGTAATAAGATTCACCTTTTCTAGTACCGAATCGCGGTTTATTTTATATTCATTCCTATAATACTGTGGGTTTCTTAACACACGATGGATTAATACTATATCAGTATTAATATTACCTGTAAGGCGTATCGTGTGTTTTGGAAAATATTCATTTACCTTTTTACATCCCCAATATATGGGAATCGTATTATAAATAAGGGGGTTGATTAATTTTTCCGTGAAATAGTGGTCGTGGCTTGTATTTTCAATTGCAATTGTAAAAGCATATTCTTTGCACATTTCGCTCATTGAATTAAAATTGCCCTTTATATATTGACTATTTTCACCATCACTGGTCGCGCCCATACCTATACCCATACCCATACCAACAACCTTTTTTCTCCTATATTCGTCTGCTCCATTTCCCCAAATATCAATCGGCCAATTATATTTCAAAATATGCGATACAAGAGCGTGTCTATAAATATGCCCGGTCGTATTTTTCTTATAGGATACCATAATTGACATTAGTTTTGGTTTTTGATTTGAAGGAATCAAAGTATTTATAGGCGGGGGTATATCGTGAAATAAAAATCCGTGATTCCCTATAAATGTTGTCGATGGCAAGTTTCCAACGCTCCCAATAAAATATTTACCAATATGCTCAATAGCATATTGTATAAAATTATTATGGTTTAATCGTAAATAAGAATTATCAGGTGGTTCTTGGGCAAAACCCACCACATTTGTTTTTTCCACGTGTAAATTCGGCGGTACAGGACAATTCAATAAAATAGCGTGTGTATACGTTTCTGTAGTAGTAAAATATATTTTCTTATGTTTACCATAGTATTCGACCGGATTATACAATCCGATATTTTCATAATTCTTTTTACAATGTCCTGAAACACAATAATCGCTAAAAAATTTGATTCTGATATATTTTCGCTTTATATTTTCAACTATTCTCCGAAAATCATCTGTGGCGTAACACATATTATAACTTTCCAACGATAGTGGTGATGTATGTTTTACAGTTATGTCCGATATATTATATAAAACACCTTGTTGAATAGCATTCTGTATCCATAATACATTTAATTCGCATCCTTTATGCGCGCTTATTTCGCAGAGCTCAAGATATTTTAATATCCCACGTTTAAAAATAACCGTAGAATTAATAAAAGGGTTTATCTTAAATAAATTATAATTATATAATCCATCAAGAGGTATATTTGATACTTCGTCATTATACACGCTTTTAGTACCAAGTACCTCTATTCTTTTAAATTCAGCGAGTTTTGATGCCTGTATTTCTAATTTATTAGGTGTCCATATATCCATCGTGTCCAATAAAGCAATATAATCGTAGATACATTTTTCATCGACAACTTTCGAAAGGGCTTCTGTATATTCATCGACGTCGGGATAATTTATAATTATAATTTTGTATTCATCTTTTTCCACACCTGTATCTGTCTCGAACTTGGAATTGTATTTTGTTTCATATTTTTTAAGTTCATATGTTAGTTTATTTGCATAAGCAATATTGTGTATATTTGTATTATCGTAACCATATAACACTATTCTCAATTCCCATTTTTTATATGTTTGCTGTACAACTGAATGGATAGCTTCTTCTATGTGTATATAGTTATCATTATCGCTATTTTTTATCCATTCTACTATATTAATCAATGCTACTATTGAAATCATCGCGTAGATATTGTAGGGTATTGTAGGGTATTGTAGGGTATTGTAGGGTATTTGTTATTAATATACGTGTATTGTATATTAATAATAACATTTATATTTATTATCTTTGTGAATATTAAATTATTAAATATATGATTAAATATCTAAGCTAATTGTATTTTTCTCAGATTTAGGTTTACGTTTTGTTCTACTGGGCATATTATCATTTTGAAGGTCTTTCAATTCGGAAATACTAATAGTGCTACCTTTATCCTCGGATGCGTTATTGTTATTGTTATTCGCCGTTCCCGACATAGAAGCATTACTGTTATTTGAAGTAACATTTACTGTTTTCGTTTTCAATCCTGAAAGAATATTGCTAATATCCGATGGCCCTCTCATTTCAGGTCTCGGGTTCTGAGGAATAGGTGGAGGAGGAGCACGCGAAGGCGTTTTATTCTGGAACGGGTTTATAAAATTATCAGAAAGATTTACACCATCATTTAAATTTCCTCTACCAAAATTAAGATCGGGGCGATTTGAAATATCACCTTCTCTTCTAGGAGCAGGAATAGAATTAGGACCTTTTGTTGCAACAGGCGCAGGTGGAGGTCGCTGATTATTGAAGTTACTAGACATTGGAGGACCGCCGCCTCCGCCTCCGCCTCCGCCTCCGCCTCCACCCATCATATCCCCCATAAAGTTACCAAAATTGGGTGCTGATTGCGACATTGTATTCACAGCCGCTTGTGTAAACTGTTTCATCAGTTCAGGATTTTGTCTCATAATATCGTCCATACCGGGCATAGCAGATTTAAACATTGTATTTGTCATATGAAGCATAATCGCGCTTCCACCTAGCTGAAAAAGCAGCTTCAATTCAGGTGCCATCTTTGCCTTGGATTTATATTTCTCGTGTAACTCGGCAAAAATTTCATCATAATCATCAACATTTTCATTAATCTGTTCAGACCAGCCATCAAGTTTCAGGTCAAATGGGTCGAATTTATTATTTAAAAATTCAATGCCCGTGATTGCAGTCATAAGCAACTTTTGCTGAAATTTAATACTATTTTTCTTCTCTCTTTCTTCTACATGTGTTTCATATTCGCCCTTCATTTCCAACAAAGATGACTCCATCGTATATTTTTTCGTTAGACGTACACCTTTTGTTTCAAGCTCTTCTAATCTCTGCAACATTTTGAATTTCTCGCGAAGAAGCTCCTCTTTTGTCATTTGTGGTGTATTATCGATGGGAGCATCGGGGTTCATAGGAACATTGCTAAACTTTCCAAATCCATCCCACGTTTTTTTATCAGTATCCGTATTTGCCGTAGAAGCACCGATTCCTATACCACTTGTATTTGACCCGCTAATATTTCCATATTTCGTTTCTGAAAATCCACCATCACTTGCATCATCTCCGCCGCCATAATTGTTCAGTTTTATTGAACTACTGCTAAAAAGGTCAGACTTAAAATTAGACGAAATCTTATTAGAACCGATTGTATCGGTCAAATCGTTAAGTTCATTTTCGATATCATTTAAATCGTCTAAATCAATGTTTATATCGCCACCTTTACCACCACCGCCTCCGCCGTTCTTTAATTTATCATTCATTAATAACTCTAAACCGCCTCCAAAATTTACTGATTTTTTATTACTGCTGCTACCACCACCACCACGTCCGCCGCTCATAAAATTAGTATCAAGTTCTGATAAATCTCCGATATCAATGATCTCTGCCATAGTTGTATTATTAATAAATTAGAACTTTAATTTTAAGTTTGTGCGCATTATAATATATAATATTTCATTGTTCTATTATTATAAAATTACAAATATACTATAATAATATGTACACTTGTAAATAAATATTTTTATTGGTATTTATTATTCGGTTAATGTATCAGCCTGAGCATTCGCATCAGTATTCGCATCAGCATTCGCATCAGTATTCGCATCAGTATTCGCATCAGCCTCATACTTAATCGTTATCATATTTTTCAAAGTAAGATAATATACCCCTTGTAAAAAACAATCCGCCAAATCATCTTTCTTCTTATTTTTATCTAAATATCCCCTATACTCATTTAATTGTGGCAATGTTTCTAAAAGTTCTTTTGTTACTTCAACACTTTCAATTTTTCTCTCTGTATAGGTAGTCTTTTTCTTTGTCATAAACATTTTTAATTTATTTGCCGCCGAAATAAATTCTATATGAGGTGTATGTTTCATTATAAAGTATTGGGCTATCATACCTTGAAGCGTCTTCATTCTGCTCGCTATTGTGCTTATCTGATTCTCAATAATTACAATATCTATATTATATTTATCGTCTAGGGATGATGTATTCGCCAGCCCTCCCATAATACTTGGGTGTTCATTATAAGGAATTACAATTTTATCTAATTCTATCATCATATTTTTTCCAAGTGTTACTAAATCCATATCGGTTGCACGGACATTTTCTATATTGTCCAGGTAGTTGTTATCCAGTTCGAACTGTATCATATCTATCATTTTATCTTTCGAAATTTTCTGTCGGGGCTGTGACTGTGACTGTGACTGTGGTTGTCCGGGTATACAAACCCCTTTTATTTGATATTTATCGATAATGGCTTGTATATCTACTAGTTTACTCTTTCGTATTTTTTTAATGTCTAAATCACTGGTTGGTATTTTCAACTTTGATTTCTTCGCGTGTTTTTTACAATAGTATTCGATGTTTATGATTTCGTTTTCGTTTTCGTTTTCGTTTTCTACATCTACATCTACATCTACATCTAGACCTATTGTCTTTTTAGCCTTACAATATTTCGCATCATTTATACAAGATTGTACGCCGACTAAATCCCCGTTGTTACATTTTCTAACTATCGGAGTACATAGGTTAATAACATCCCATTTTAGTACTTTATAATCGTCACAATTATCTCCTACTTGAAATAAGCAATATGCTAGATTTTTCATACCCACATCGAAGCTTAATACACGTGTCATTATATATAAGTATTGATACTAATATTGATACTAATATTGATACTAATATTGATACTAATATTGATACTAATAGTAGTATAACTCTCATCCTTTATATTTGTTTATCCTTTTTTTATATATCTCGATTTAGGGACTCGCCTTGTTCCGTGCAAGTGTTTACGCTTCGCGTGTAATGCCATTTTATATGCTCTGCTTGTATTATGATTACAGCCTTTATTTAATATATGAAAGTCAACCGCAGCTGCTTTACCACCTGTCACGGTACTAGCAAGTCGTGCTCTACCCCAAGATTGTGCACTCTGATTCGGGCGACTTCCTGATGAATAATATGCACCTTCGCCTTTCTTTTCTATTGCTCGTAAGGCGGCAATACTACATCCTGTTTTTTTCGCTAATTCTTTTGAAGCAGTTATATTTTCAATAGCATATATATGTCTAGCACGCAAAATATGTTTTGAAACTTTATGAGGATATGAATCAACACGTTTTCGTGTATAATATTTTTTCTTGGTATATAATTTTCTTGATTTGTCGAGCTGTTTTTTCTCGTATATAGTATCCCGACGAGATAATTTATGTGGTAAATATTTTAATGCGTAATATTTCTTTAATTTCATTTTATTTTTATGTTCTCTATACTTTAATAGTCTTACAGGTATATCGTATATAGTATATATTATATAGTATATATTATATCGTATATATTATATCGTATATATTATATAGTATATATTATATATTATATATTATATATTATTTAATGATTAAAAACATACCTTTCAGATTCATATTTATAATTATTGTAGTCATAGGTATAATATTAGCATCTGACTCGTTAATAAATAAGTATGTGTATAACCGCGGTAAACCGATTAATAAAGTAGTAATCCCTGATATTATTCAAGAAAATACACCCAAAATACCATATTTAGATGTTATCAGTGACATATTCATTTGGGTTGTTAGTTTTATTTTTATAGTACTATTCTTATTTAATGGACAATATAAATATATAATATTTTATTTTATAATATTTTTATTAATGCGAATGGTCACATATATCTATTTTATATCTACTACGCTACCTGATAGTAGCAAGAGTTGTGTTTTTGGTTCTAATTTTTTAATTACGTGGATGAATATGGGTTCGTGTAATAATCTCGGGATAAGTGGTCATTTCATAAACATCGTTTTTCTGCTCGGACTCCTTAATCGGTATTATGGTTCATCGTATTGGCTATTATACATAGTAATATATCTATTAGGGTTTATGTTGATATGCGTATCTAGAAATCATTATACAATTGACTGCCTAACATCTACATTTGTTGCATTATTTTTTATCTATGAAATAAATAATATACAAAAAGGATTAAACTATATTATAGGTAAAAAATATTTTAACTTATAAAAGTAAAACATTGTTTATTTGGAGACACTATGCAATATAAAACTGATTAATTTGCTCTAGGTACACCCTGTGACATATATTGAGCCTGTGAAATAGATGGAGATATCATACGACTCTGTAATTCGTATCTAGAAAGATACATATTTTTAAGATCACTAGTTTCGTATCCAAATGGCTGGTTATTATCAAGCGGAGAAGCGAACACATATGGTGTATTCGACTGTGACACTGGATTTTGCGAACCAATATACTGTGGAGGGCAAGCACCGCAATTATTGCAAGCGGATATCGAATTTGCCTCAATTATTTTAGTGGCATTTGCCTGTAGAAATGAGCGATAATCCCAGTTTGAGTTTATATTATTATTTTCTCGTATTTTTTCATTAATAACAGCGCCAGGTTGCCAAGTAGCAAAGTTGCGACCATCATCCATTATAGGCGGAAAATTAAAATGAATATTATTTGAACCTGCATAACAAGTACCCCATGACATTTACAATATATGTATTATATATACTAAAACTATATACTAAACCTATATAAAAATAATATTACTAAAAAATAATATTATTTTATCATTTAATTTATGAAATATGTATTATCTTAATTATAGTTAATTATATGTGAACTATATGTTAACTATGTGTTAATTACTGCTGTAAATTCTTAATAAGTTCTTTTTTAGTAAGTTTATTAATCGCTGCCTCGTTGATATTTTTTCCTTCAATCAATAGTCGTTGTTTATAGTGTTGACGAAGTGACTGTACGTTCATTCCATTAAAATCCTGGTGCGTATCTGAAACATTAGATTTAAAAATAGTTTTAACTGATATTTCGTCGGTCTTGAGGTTTCCATTATCATCACTTGTGGTTAATTTGGGTTCAACTGTTTCTAAATTCTCTAAATATTCTACACCATTAACAACACTTGTTACTTCTTCTAAGCTTCCCATATTATTGATATTATTATTGTCCGAACCGTCGTCGTCGTTATTATCATTGTGTTCGTCGTTGTCATCGTTGTCATCGTCGTCATCCTCATCGTCGTTGTCGTCGTCGTCGTCGTTATCTGCCTCACTATCGCCTTCGTCCTCATTATCTACAACATTTTCGTTATGAGAAGGATAAAGGGGATGACTCAATTCAATCACTTTAACATCGGGACCGGTTAAATGCTCAATAGTCTGAGATTCGATATTTCCGCCAATGATAATCTTTTTTGTATTATACGACTCTTCATCATCAGATTCACTTCCACTATCGCCGTCGCTATCACTTCCACTTCCACTTCCACTATCCGATTCACTGTCATCATCGCTATCATCGTCATCATCAGATACATCAATTAATTCGCTATTATTTACTTGTTTATATCTTTCAATGTCTTGATTTATATCCGGCAATTCGTCAAGGCTGCATACTCCACAACCTCCGCTCATATCGTTTATATTCCGTACTTGACAGCGAGGGTTATTCATTGACATAATTACACTCTGAAGTACTTTGGCATGCTCACGCTGTGTAAGTTCTAAAACCCTACACTTGTATTTTATATAATAGTATAAAGCAGCCCCAACAACTAATGTAATAAGTAAATTAAAAATTATTTGATTATTAAAAAGTGCCATCTTTTATTATTATACATAAATAAAAATAAAAATTTTAACGCTTTATTATATTTTCTTGTTCTTATTCAAATTTATGACTATAATATAAAAATCATACATACCGCATCGTTTACTAAAGCATAGTAAGTAGTTGTTTTGTCTTTTCAATAATGGATTCAGGATATTCTAAATCATATAATACCTTTATACCGCCTTTAATTTTTGAAATACCTTTCTTATATTTATACATATATTCTACATTATAGTCCGATTTTACGTTTACTTCCATATGATAATTTTTAACATTTTTATTCGTCTTAAGATTCTTACACAATTGTATATAATGCGTAGTAAGCATCAAATCCACATTTTTCATATTTGAAATATGGTCTATATATCCATATGCGCTCGCTACTGCCTCATAAGGGTTTGTACCTGAATATAATTCATCAAATATGCAGAAATGTTTTTTATCCTTTTCTTTCTCTAAACAATCTAATATTTCTTTGCATCGCCTAGACTCCGCCTGAAAAAGACTATCCCGTCCGGATGTATCGGGGATGTTCAAATAACAATGTAAATAATCATAAGGTGTTATCTCGGCATTTTCGTAATATCCATAACCAATCTGCTGTGATAATATAATATTCAATAGTATAGATTTAATAACAGTAGTTTTACCTGCCGCATTTGGTCCTGTTATTATTATTTTCTTATCTATAACAACATCATTTTTAATCGGGTTCTCATAGGGTGGATAATAAATATTCATAAATTTGGTTACTTTTTTCGTAACAGTACCCGATTGTTCACTTGTGTCTGTCTTATCGGATACTTCTGATTTTGTTGATGTTGCAGACGTTGCAGATGTTGCAGATGTTGCAGACGTTGTCGATATATTTTTTGATTTCTTTTTCTTCTTATCTTTATCTTTATCTTTATTTTTAGGTTTAGATTTAGATTTAGATTTAGATTTAGATTTAGGGCTCGTGCCAACGTCAGTAGCATCTTCCGCTTCAGTTGCGGTTTTGTCGATATAAACGCACGTATTTATTCTGCCACTATCGATTAGAGATTTTATTTCATCGACATGTTCATAATAAGCATTAAAACCGAAGCTATAATTTACACATTCCTTGATATCATTATCAACAAATAGCTCATAATTTATTTTCATTATTTTTCCAATATTCATAAGTTTACTAAATGAAAGTTTAAATGGTTTTATACCACTAAACGTATCACATAATGTTTCCAATTTATCTTTTCTATGTTGCAATTCCTGTCTAAATTCGCTATATGTATTTAGATTGCCTGTAATCTTCAAAATATGCGACATATTATTTATGGTATATGTGAAATAATCTCGAAGAATAAAAATATTTTTATGAATAAGTATCATATTTTTATAAAACCTATGGCACGACATTATATTCTGGTAGACTTGAACAACATAAAATATAAACGACATCAATATATAAATACGCTTGTCCCACGATAAGCTAGAAAAATCCATCAATGAAAACATTTTACCAATAGGATGTGTCGCAAATATTTTTTTAAGTGTCGAAATATATCCAGATACAGTGACTTCTATCTTTTGAAATCTAAGAATAAAAAATGGAATAATCATCAAAATAATCGGCGAAAGAAGAGAAATAACCGGTGAGGATAAATTATAAACACTCAATAACTGCATAATACCGGGAGATTTATTAAGCCTTTCTAAAATAGGTATGTCAATATAATTAAATCTTTGTTTGAAGTTTACATCGCCCGCGATATCGACCCATAATTTATCTATTACGTCATATACTTCGTGAGGATTTATGGTCATTTCAACTCCGCCTCCACCGACATCTCCTATAATTTTAACAGGCGCCTTTAAATCCCCACCATACTGGTTTTCGTATGATTTATAAAACTGCTGCGACTCTTTTAAAAAAACAACATCGGTGGTATAATATCTACTCCAATCATTTAAAAATCTTTTACCAAACGTTGATTTCGGTTTAAAAATTGTAGCATACAACGAATCACCTAAAGGGTCTTTCGATTCGATTAATTCTAAATCATTTAAAATATTTTGATTTATTTCCTTTTTATCTGCCACATATGAAATCGGTAATCGAAATGATGTTTTATTATTTTTAAATATACTATTAATGTCACTCTCGCATTTACTTTGTGTACTAGCATCGCCGTTAGTGTCACTTGTGTGTATGTTCCCACTATTTTCCATAGTCTTGTTCAACTCTTCTAATTTCTTTAATTGTTCCTCTTTTAATTCTGTTAAAAATTTTGCTATATCAATCATTTTATTATTTATATGAATGAACATTAATAATAAAATAAAAATACGAATATTTTCTGTTTTTGACAATATTCTAATCGATAATAATATTGGAAGGAAGCTCCTCAATAATTGTATGATAATGTCGCTCAATCTCCTTCATCGTTTTTACATCCCAACGTGTAACAAAATTAATCGCCGTTCCTTTGCGACCCCATCGCCCGGATCGTCCAATCCTATGAAGATAGTTATAGACACATTTCGGCAAATCAAAATTCAAAACCGTTCGCACATTCTGAACATCAATTCCACGCGATGTAACATTTGACGAAATCAGCACACGATGTTTCCCTGCTTTAAAATCAGTATACGCCTCATCGCGTTTCACTTTTTCCATATTGCTATGAATACAGCATACTGGAAATCCATCATTAATCATCGCCTCTGTCAGGTCTACAACACGCTTAATACTATTACAATAAATAATACATTGCGACATTGAGATAATATTGAAAATATCCTTTAATGTGGCATATTTTTGTGAATCGTCATTTAGCGCCACGTGATACTGCTTAATTCCCTCTAATGTAAGCAACTCTGACTTTACCAAAATTCTAACCGGATTTCGCATAAATTTATCCGTAAGTGTCTGTAACTCGTTTGGCAAAGTAGCGCTAAATAATCCAACCTGGACGTTGGAATTCAAAAATTGGAAAATATTATAAATCTGGTCCTTAAATCCGATAGACAACATTTCGTCCGCTTCATCCAGGATAAGCATATTAATATCTTTTGCAACGATATTATTACGACGCATCATATCATATACACGCCCAGGGCATCCGATAATTATATGCGGTACTACTGTCTTTAGTTGAAAGGCGTCCTCATCGGTAGATGTACCACCAATCAATACGTGATAACGAATATCTTTATTGATTACACCAATTCCTGAAATAACGCCGTGAATCTGTTTCGCCAATTCTCTTGTAGGTGCCAAAATCATCGCCTGAGTCTTGTTCACTTTTGGGTCTACATTTTGTAGAGCACCAATTGTAAAAACGCCGGTTTTACCCGTACCCGACTGCGCCTGAGCAATAATATCGCGCTTGTCAAACATAGTGAGAAGCGCCTTTTGTTGAATTACACTGGGAGTATCAAAGCCATACGCGTAAATTCCGCGCATAATATCCTCATTGATAATTCCTTCAAGGTCTTCCCATTTGTCAAACTCTTTAGGTTTATACTCTATACCATCGTCCACTTCCACAGCCGATAAAGCATCCGCGTCTGTAATAACATTAGAAGGGATATCTGTATTTGTATCTGCTACATTGTTCATCTTAGTGGTCGCAGTCGTCATATTCAAACCATCGCCTTCGTTATCTTTGACTCTTGAAATTATCCTATTATTTTTTCTATTATCGTATCTATTGATAGGGTTACCGTTACCGTTACCGTCACGATTATTAAACTGCTGCGGATGACCTTTATCACCGTCCTCGGTAGTTTTATATCTATTATTATATCTATTGCGATTCGTTGGGGGGTATTTTCCGGACATTCTATATTATATAATCTAATACATTTAAGTATTTATCAAATAAACATTTTATATGTAGATTATACATAGATTATACATAGATTATACGTATTTATTAAGATTTATCTATGATATTTGTTATATTTGACAATTCAAGGTCCTCTATATCGTTGAAATTGTATTCATCAAAATAATTTTTATCTCTAACATTTTCATTATTTGCAGCGTTAATATCACCACGCGTAGCTTTTACTTTCATAAACCAGTCTAATGACTGTATTGCGTAATGATTAAGATGTAAAGCCGAATTTTCAATTATATTTTCATTTATTTCCGTGAAATCCTTATTTTCGTGCATATGATTACTTTTTGAAATATATGAGGTTAAATAATTAGTATTTAATGTTTCTGAACGATGAATTCCAATTTTTACTAAATATTTTGTTCTGATAATCGTTTTACTGAATATATATTTTAATTTACCTTTGTATATAAAAGATCTAAATTTATTATTCTTATTATCGTTGTTATTAATTCGTTTTGTAAAAGCAGAAATTACGCTACTTGGTTGTTGTTTATCCATAGTATCAAAATCATTTGCACCGAACATTTTCCACGGAATAAATACCTGTGAAAAATTATTATGAACTTTGCCTAAAAAATCTTTAATAGAATTACAGTATTTTCTACCATATATGAATTCATCTAAGTCGCATACTATAGCCCATTCATAACGTCTACATTTATTCAGAAAATGTTTATTATATAATTCTACCTGTGCGTGCCTCTTATTGTCTTTTACCAAGTCTACTTTACCTGCTACTATATATGGCTGTAAGATGGAATAATATTCATCAGTACTTCCGTTATCAACGAGAAAAAACTTATCTACGCCCTGCTTTACATAATGCTCTATCCATTCTTTAAGAATATGTGATTCGTTTTTAAATATCGCTATCAAACACAGAGTTGTTGCCATTTTTGTATAGTATATATTGTATTTTTATATTAACATATTATAAAATACATATTATAAAATACATATTATAAAATAAATAAGTATACATTATATATAAAATATGGAAACTAGAAATGTTTATTTATACTGGACTGGAAAAGAATATTCACTTATTTCACTATTGCGAAAAATAATATATTTACATTCCACAAATAAAAAAGGTTATAAGGTAAATTTGATTACACCTAACAACATAACAAAATATATAAAATATATACCAAATTATTTTAACCAATTATGCCCGGCACACCAAGCAGATTTTGTACGTGTTAATGTTATTTGCGATTATGGAGGTATTTGGCTAGACAGTGACACTCTAGTAATAGATGCTCTAGACAGTTTATTTGACCTTGTTGAAAATAAAAATGGATTTTTCATAACAGAAAACAACACTATCTTATGGAATGGGATTTTTGGTAGTAAGCCGAATACGCCACTAATGATTGAATGGAAAAATAATATGATAAATTTATTAAATAAAACTCAAGGCGTTATTGGATGGACGGATATCGGGAATGAAATGCTTCAAACTATGAAAAATAAATATTCAAGTTTGTATGATAATTATCACATATTCAATGGATTAGATAATTTATACCCTGTAAATTGTGATAAATGCGAAGAAGAATATGTTTGTAAACCATACGATAATTATAAAAATATTATTCGCGAATATCAACCATTGACGGTATTAGTAAATTCTGTATATAAAAAATTACAAAATAAAACAGAACTCGAAATATTAAACGGCGATATGCCATTAAATTATTTTATAAACAAATCATTTGAAAATATGAATACGAGTAAAAATAAAGTTATATTTGAGAATATATATTCAAAAAAAATATGGAATAATGGTGACCCTAAAATACCTTTATCAGGTCCGGGTTCTTCATTAGAAAATTCATCTAATTGTTCGAAATTATTAAACGAATTTATATATAAAAATAATTGTGTATCCATTTTAGATTTAGGGTGTGGCGATTTAACTTGGATATCTAAAACAAATTTCTTTAATGACAAAAATATTACATATACAGGCGTTGATATAGTTGAAAACATACTTGAATCGCACTCTGTAAACCACCCAAACCATACATTTATATGTAAAGATTTGGTAAGTTTTAAAGATATAAATTTTTCATCAATTATTATAATTAGGGATGTTATTTTTCATTTAAAAAATACGGAAATACTTACCATCTTTGAGAATATTAAAAATAAATTTAATTTTATATTAATAACAAGTTGTAATAATAGTGTTAATACAGATATTTTCGATAAATGGAATTTTTCCGAGAAAAATTTACACATAGCACCATTTAATAAATCTTACAATTTCATTACTAAGGTCAACGAAACCGTTTTTAACAGAAGCGTTTATATTTATTCACACGATATATTTTATAATTTATAATATATAAATTATGCAACATATTAACATATTAACATATTATAAAATATTTATAATAAAATTGATATAAATGAATTTTATTATATAATAATAGGACATATGGCTAACGCAACGATTCATTCGAATTCAAACAATACTCTTAGACAATATACTATTGTTGATTACGAAGAGATAACAAATGCCGGGTTTATATGTAATCTGTCGCAAGAAACGTTAAATATTATATCTAAACTATCAGAACAGGTTGGAGCGCCCACATACATTAAAACGCCTATTTTTCTAAAGAAGGATATGAAAGGGAGTGGTATGGGGATGGGAATGGGAATGGGGATGGGGATGGGGATGAGTCTAGGCGCAAACGGTGGTACTGGTGGATACAAAAAGATGAAACCGAGAGCAAATGAGATTACGGATGAAGATTGGGAGGCGATTCGCGCTTTTCAAACGACACAGAAGCATACTAGCGAAGGTATCGAAAAACATATGGATAATATTCGCGGGTTTTTGAATAAGATTGCGGATAAAAATGAGGAAGCAATGATTCGGGATATTAAAAATGAAATTTCACAGTTGATAACACACGAAACATCTGATGAGAATATGATGAAAATTGGGTATTCTATTTTTAATATCGCTAGTTCAAATAGTTTTTATTCGGAGTTGTATGCGCGATTGTTCAAGTCTTTAATGAAAGATTATGATATTTTTAAGAAGATTTTTGAGGATAATTTTAAGGAGTTTATGAATCTATTCAACACTATCGAATTCGCGGATCCTAAGAAGAACTATGACAAGTTTTGTGAATATACAAATACAAACGACAAACGACGTGCGATGAGTTTGTTCGTTGTAAATTTGATGATTAACGAAGTGATTCAGAAGGAAGAAATTGTAGATATTATAATGCAGATACAGAAATTAATAAGTGGATATATTTGTAAACCAGAAAAGACGAACGAAGTCGAGGAGCTTACCGAGAATGTTTTTATTATTATTACGAAATCCAAAGATTGTTTATCGTCATCAGAAGACATTGCAGAATCGTGGACTACAATTGTTGGCAATATCGAATTTATTAGTATTCTCAAACCGAAGATGAAAGAGTACCCTAGTATTACAAACAAAACAATATTTAAACATATGGATATGCTTGAGGAGCTTAAGAATTAGCGCTACTAATATATTATTATTATTTACAATATAAATATATAAACCCGCTAATAAATATATAAACCCGCTAATAAATATATAAACCCGCTAATAAATATATAAACCCGCTAATAAATATATAAACATAATAATAAACATATAATCATAATAATAAATATATCATACGATATTATTATGTTTTACTGTAAAGATAAAGATGCATACAAGAGAGAAATAAATAAAAATGAATGGGATAAATTAAATAGTAAATGGAAAAACATAAAAAATGAAAATAAAAAACAGAATCCGGAATTATATTCTAGTACGGATTCAGATGATAATATAGACTCAGAAAACAATACAATTCTTGTAATTAATATTAAATCAGATAACAACGCAGATAATAATGCAGATAACAATGCAGATAATAATGAACCTATTGCCGAAAATAATAGTAAAATTTTAAAACGTTGCGGGAGTAGTTACGATGAATTATTGTATTCTCAGGATTGTATTATAACAGAGAAGAATGAAATTAAATGCGATACACCAATTTTTCACGACGGTGTAGAAGATTCCAAAACACACTTTACTTCTTCATCTTCGTCTTCTTCTCACTCGACAACATCACATAATTTCTTTGATGATAATGACGAGGACGTTAATGATAATGAATATTTTATAGATATGACGATAAAACCAGCATCAAAAATTACAATAGAATATATAAGAAAAAAATACGACATTGATAATGCTGCGTCACTTGAGGTAGACTATTCTATAAATTATAATATGAAAACGCTGACACATTTAGGAAATTACTATAATATTATAGCAAATAATACTGGGAATAAATCATTTTTTGATAAATTAAATGACGTGAATCAACCGCTGAAACCGAAACCGAAACCGAAGCCGAAATCAACTCCTGTGCCAAAAAAAATGTTAAAATCGGAGCTTATTAAAAATATAGTATTATTTGAAACAAATGAATTAAATTATCCAACTGTTCTTAAGTATAGACAAATGTTGGAAAAAATAGATGACTTAAAAGCTGATAAATATTTCTCTAATTTTGTATTATTTCCGTGAGGTAGGTGTACGGTACAGATACATCGTATAAATACGTTATAAAATACGTTGTATAATATATACCAGAAAATATATATAAAAATAATTACATATATTTTTTACATAGATGGCTACAAATCCTGGTAATAAATGGATAAACTCTATTTCTGATATAAAACATTGTCTTTATATTAATCTCGAATCAAGGGTAGATAGAAAGGAACACATTGAATCACAATTAAAAAGTATTGGCATTATATATCCGCGGCGGTTTAATGCCATTAAATTGAAAAACGGCAGAATCGGTTGTAGTATGAGTCATTTAAAATGCCTCGAAATTGCGAAAAAGAATAACTGGCCGTATGTTATGATTTGTGAAGACGATTTATTATTTTTAGATAGTGAAAAATTCGTAAAACACGTCAACCGTTTTTTTAGTTTACACGGAAATAATGGCGACTCTTGGAATGTATTACTACTCGCAGGAAATAATGTTCCACCCTACACATCGATTGATGATACTTGTATTAGAGTTTCACATTGCCAAACAACAACGGGTTATATTGTTAAACGCAGTTATTATAATATTCTAATCAGTAATATCCGTGCAGGAATCGAACGATTAATGAAAGAACCTGAAAGGCACGCATTATTCGCAATTGATAAGTTTTGGATTCAATTACAGAGAGCACATACGTGGTATATGCTTGCACCTGTTGTGGCTGTTCAGCGGGAAGATTATAGCGATATTGAACATCGCACAACAAATTATGAAAATATAATGAAAGACTTGGATAAAGTAAATCTTATTAAGAATGTTCAAAATGTTCAAAATGTTCAAAATGTTCAAAATGTTCAAAATGTTAAACATCATAGTCAACAGTTAAAAGAACTTGCACCACAACCGATTTCCTTGCCATCTGTAAATAGCATACCTATGAAATTTTAGATTTTGTGCCACGTACTCGGGCACATATCCGATATATCGTGGTTTTCTAATTTCTCCCCAAACCATTTCCTAGGATAACACACTATTTTTTGTGGATTATTGTTCAAATAAGCACCCCACCAACTAAAACTGCTATTCGCTATTATATTATGTTGACAACAACTCATTAATAATAATTGTTGCCAATCTTGTACCAGATTCGCCTTACTATCCGCAGATTTAAACACGATAAAGGGGTATTGGGTTTGTATCAATCCTATATTTTCAAGAACGGTGAGGGTGTCTTCTTGCTCGAAAAAATATAATATAGTCACGCTGCTGCCAGCACCGCCGTAGTTTATTTTTTCCAATATTAATCCTATACTTTTTATGTAATATTCAATATCCATTATTGGATGACAATCCTGTAACTTCTTGTAATCGCCTATTCGAAAATGTAAAGAAATAGTAATATTTTCAGGGATTTGCGAGTCGGTATCGTCTATAGAAAAATATGCAGCTTTTACTGTGTTTCTCTGTTCATCAATTTTAATATATTCTGATATTTTTTCGTATTGCTTTTCAAAATATTTATAGCTTTGGTAATATCCGTATAATATCACTCCTCTGTTTTTATTTGTCATATCATCCAATAATTGTATTTTATTATATTTAAACCCTACCTCCTTATGTATAGGTAATTTTAAACTAGTTAATGGCATCATTAGAATATTCCTCTTACATTCTTTTAATAGCGTATCCCAATATGTAAGCGTTCGTGTTCCTCCATAGACATTGCTTGGAAACATAAATTTGTATTTTAGCTCCATAGATACAGCCATTGTAGTAAATATTTGAAATAGTTGATTACCTAGACCTCCCATTAATACACACGTAATCATTATCTGTAGATATTTGTATATATGGATATTTGTATATGTATATGATTATATAGAATATATAGCGGTATATTTAATATATAGCGTATATTTAATACTTGTAAGTAAATAAATATTTATAAATATAAAATTAATATGTATATTTAATATAATATAATATAATGGTTCGCTCAAGACTTGATCCAAGTGTAAATTATACTGAATTAAAATCAATTGACCCATCAGATTCAAAAGAAACGAATTATAAAGCACCGTTATATGAAGCAACAGTAATGGGAATTAACACAATTATAAGTATCGGGCAAATAAAAAACATATTTATGGATAAGAATATTGTTTATTATCCTATTTATCTCATTAAAAATGACAAGGTAATATCCCAAATCGGCGTTTATGAAATATTCGAGCAAAATGTTGCCTCGATGCTCGATGATGATGGCGACATAAATCTTGAAAAAACACCGCCTCCACTTATATACTCCTTTGTCACAAAAACATTAATACAAAAAGCCGTTTTTATCTCCGAAAATCCGTCATTATCGTCATCTATCGCCGCTGCCAAGGTACGCGCAAAGACAGCCCTCCCAAAAGTAGCTGCCGCCGCTGCCGCCGCCGCCGAAGAAGACGAAGATACCGAAACCGATGATGAAGATATTCAAGCCGCAATTCACGCTTCGCTCGCTGCCCCTAAAGATGCCTCTAGGGGTCCTCTAAAAGTCCCAAGGAGACTTCCGGTTCAAACGATGGACCAATTTGATGCAGAACTACGTAGTTTCCGCGAACGCCCCGACCAACCTTGGATACAAAAATATTATATGAATAATGAATTTAATATTGTAAAATCTCCCGTCGATAGCGACAGTTTCTTTTATGCGATTAGTGATGCTATACGCAGTGTATATCCTGACCGCGACATCAATGCTATAAATTTGCGTGAAAAACTTGCCGGAGTAATAAGCGTAGAACAGTATTCGGCATATAAATCATTATACGATAGTTTTAATCTCCAGTTACAAAGAAATAGGCAAAGAAATGAAGAAATTGTGGCTGAGAATCAAGACCTTAAATCGAGACTTACCGGTTCGCAATCTTTGTCTGAGAAAAAACAAATACGAGAACGCGCCTTGGTGCTCAAGGCAGAAAACGAAGAATTAAAAGAGAAGCGAGAAGCCATAAAGGATAATATGAAATATGTTCAATTTATGAAAGGTGTTCATAATATCGAACAACTGCGCGATATTATACGTGTAGGCGAAGGGGCTAGTGAGTTTTATGCAGATGAATGGGCTATTTCAGCTCTAGAAATTATTCTTAATATTAAACTTATTGTCTTTTCTAAAACGGATTTTCACGACAATAATGATAAAGCGTTTGCGATGACGAACGTTATTCATTGTGGCAAAAATGTAAGTAAATCGCAAAAAGAATTTATTGTACAAGAGATGGAGAGATTGAAAAGCGGTAAACATAAATCGGCTGCAATGATAGGACTCGATGAGCCGAAAAGTAAGGCGACTGGTGGGTTATCTAAAAGAGATAAATATGAATTTGTTCCTGACCATTATATTATGCTTTCACGAACAGACAAACATTATGATTTAATAACATATCGCGATACGAAGATGTTTACATTTGCCGAAATACCTTATTGTGTTAAACTGCAGATTACGTCGCGATGTTTACAGGGTTTTGACTTAAGCGGGATATACACGAATATTCCTCAATTTATGCTTTTTATGAAAGAGGATATGGATTCTACAAATAAACATTTTATGAAAGAAATAGAATCGGAACTTGCAGATTTGGATAAATCATCAAATCCTCATTACAATGATTCATTGCGATTAATGCATCACGCTATGTCGTCTAATAAAATGCCTGGGTTTGAACAGGGTGATGTCGTATCGCCGAATGACTTGAAAGGTTTTATGGATCTTATGGGCGGTGGTGGTAACAATGAAAAAGGAGGTAAAAATAATTGGCGAAGAAAGATTTCAAATGAATGGTGTCAGCCATTTACACTGGACGGACATCGATGGTTATCTGCAGAGCACTACTATCAAGGAAATAAATTCTTGAAAACTTCTCCTGAATTTTACTTGTTATTTACAATGGATGCGAATAAAAAGAGTAAATATTATGACGAAACATCTATATTATCGCAAATTTCATCCGATGTTGAATTGGCTACGGTAGCTGGTAAAAAGATTCCCACTACAACAATCGATGGTAAAAAGGTTAGTTTGCGGCCATCGACAGTCGCAATTGACCCTGATTTCTTCAATGGTCGTCACTCACGAGTTCTTGAAGATGGTACTATGGCGAAATTTAGCCAAAATGATGAACTCGCTAAAATACTCCTTATGACAAATAATGCAAAACTTATTAACTATAACCATACAAAACATTCCACCCCGTCTATGCATCTAATGCACGTCCGTTCTAAATTAAGAACAAAAAGTGGAAAAATAAACGACTATGAAGCAATACATTAAAATGTTTGTCTTCACATACCTAATAACTAATAAATAATAACTAATAATAACTAATAATAAATAATCTGTTCACTATATAAATGGAAACAAATTATTCCTCTACTCAATATACTCCTACCATACAACATACACACCACCCTCATCCTCACCCTCATCATCATCCTACCCCTTTAGACAATTGTGATAACATAAAATTAAAAAGAAATGATTATAATTTACTACAATTGATGCAGCGAAATGACAAATATTATAATAAACTTAGGCGTATAAATAAAACCCAAACTACAAATGATGTTAAAAATCCAAGACAATCGGAAATAAATAATCAATTAATAACATTATACGATTGTATAGATGATGAATTTAAGAAGTTTAAGACGATTGAACGCGCATCTCTATGTTTTAAACATAAATTTAAACGAATAACTGATCCAAACGATAAATTAATACAGAAATCGTTATTATCCAGTTCTTATATACCTCCAAATATTGTAAAATATATCAGAGAAAAATCTAGATATGTTTTAGAGTATAAATGTGATATTGGCGATAAACGAACAGTAACTGTTTATTTTATAATTTTCGAAGATAGTAAATACGAATTAAATAATATACGAAAAAAAGGAGCTTCGTATTTCAAAAATTGTATATTAAAAATATATTTATGGTTGAGTTTGTTGGCAAAATACGCTCACATAAAGTGTGGTACTAATTTGTCGTCTTATATTTATTTGACACCTTTTAAGCGACGACTACCAGGATTCAAGGCCGAAAAGGATAACGGCAATATAGGTTCAGATAGTTATAATGATTATGAATTATACGAAGATGAATATAGCCATAACAATATTTTGAGACCCGTAAATGTAAATGGTGGAGTATCTGATGTGTGCGAAACCGATGCAAATATTATAGTTTATCGCAAAGAAGAATGGTTCAAGGTTTTTATACACGAAACTATGCACAACTATGGTATCGATTTTTCTTTATTAAACATCACAAATGCTAATAAAAGATTACAGAATATTTTTTCGATAAAAAAAGATATAAAAATATACGAGTCTTATTGTGAAATATGGGCAAGAATTATGAATGTATTTTTTGAAACTTATTTTGATATAAATACAAATAAGAAATTCTCATCAAGGACGACAAGGCGTAATTTTCTAGACAAATTGTATGAACCATCTAAATCTCTTACATTACATAGACATACGGGTCGCAGCGACGGACACGCACAAGGTAACGGTTCTGCTGAAACTGGAACAATGCGATTAAAAAACAAATATGACGTCTTTTTCAAGAAATTCTACGATTCTATACAACACGAAACTATATTTTCATTATTTCAATGTATTAAAGTATTAGATTATATGGGATTAGATTATAATATTATCTCAAATTGTTCAGATGCAAACTATGTAACTGTTAATAAATTATACAAAGAAGAGACAAATGTGTTTGCTTACTATATTGTCGTGGCAATATTACTCGCCAATTTTAATGGTTTCATACTATGGTGTATCGATAACAATACAAATATATTTAATTTCAAAAAAGATGAGAAAAACATAGATGAATTTATTCAGTTTATTTATAAGAATTATAAAAACAATGACCTTTTGAAACTCATTGTAGCAATAGAGAATAAGCTAGAGACGCAGAATACACCAGATAGACGAGATAGACCAGATACACAAGATAATGTTTTATTGTCTACTATGAGAATGACGGTTATTGGTGGCGGTGATTAGTATAGCGTTACATCCAGATATATTCAAAGGTGACATTATCATATTTAATTTTATTCTTTCTCCATTCTTTGGAAGCATCGATGAAATCAATGCCGTGCGATTGTTTGGCTTTGATAGTGGTTGTGGTGGTGGTTGCTGATGCAGCTACATTCGCTGCATTCACTGCGTTCATTTTCTTACTTTGTAGTCGTGTTATCGGCATTTTGGTGTCGGTGTTGGCTTTGGCTTCTGTTGTAGCTACATTCGCTGCATTCATTTTCTTACTTTGTAGTCGTGTTATCGGCATTTTGGAGGTCTATGTCTATGTCTGTGTTTGTGTTTATATTTATATGTTTATTTTATATCAATTTTTCGTATATGATTTAAATTTAGATTAAAAATACAAAAAATTGATTAGCGTTATATATAGTAACTATATACATATAACCGAAAATATTTTCATATAGGCCGTCGTTCCCAGGTAAGCGCACATCTTTCACAAGAAGACACAATGGGAATCCACATGTTGAACCGATTTATTCAATCAAAGTGTAAAGAATCTATATCTTGCATACCTTTATCTTCGCTTTCTGGGAAAAAAATAGCAGTAGACATAAGTATATATCTTTATAAATATCTTAGCGAAAATGCTCTCTTAGAAAATTTGTATTTAATGATATCAATATTTAGAGAACATAATATAATACCAATATTTATATTTGACGGGAAGCCGCCTGTTGAAAAAAATGGGACAATTGAATTGAGAAGGAAGACGAAGAATAGTGCTCGCGAAGAATATTATAAGCTGAAACTCATTTTGGATGGTTTGGAATCTGAGGTCGATGATGGCGTGACTAACATCGATGAGGTAAGTATTGAAAATACCACGACAACTGTAGAAATAGACGAAGATACATATATCGATGTTGCTACAAATGGCGATGAATTGCGAAATGCGATGAAACTACTCAAGAAGAGATTTGTTATTTTAAAACAGCAGCATATACAAGACGCCAAATCATTGCTACAGGCATATGGAGTAACTTATTATGAAGCTCCAGGAGAAGCTGATATTCTATGCGCAAACTTGGTTTCGAAAAATATGGTATATGCGTGTTTGAGTGAAGACACGGATATGTTTGTATATGGATGTTCGCGTGTTCTTCGCTATTTGAGCTTATCATCGTCAAAGGTAATATTGTACGATTTTCATAATATATTAACAACGCTCAATATGGATATGGATGAATTTAAACGTATGAGTATTATGTTTGGGTGCGATTATTCTCATATAGCAACAGCTGCTCGTTCATCTACTATGACAATATTTAACTCTTACAAAATGTTTAATAAATATAAAGATGAGAATAACATAATGGAGGATTTCTATGACTGGGTCGTATGCGAAAATGAATCGTTGGCAGATATTATTCAAAATGCTCGGAAAAATATACACTTATTTGATATACACCGTAACAATAATTTAGAAATATACGACCAAATCAAAATAATTAATGGACCCATAAATAGGTCACAACTTATTGAAGTTATGAAAAAGGAAAACTTTATATTTATGTAAGAAATATGTTCCTATGATTTAGGTGCATTACTTGATTTTTATTATACATTTTGAAATAAAATATAATATAATATATATACATACATATATACAACAAAATGAAATTCGGACATATTGTACACGAAGGTCTTGAGATTACAAGCCATCTTGGTGGCGCTGTAGGCCAGGCTAGTTCAACCATCCTTGATGCCGGGAATGCTATCGGTGATTTTCAACACCACGATATTGTCGGTGGGATCATCGAATCTGGTGAGACTATAATGCACGGTGTAGAAACTTACGGTGATATTGTTTCTGGTGACTATATTTAGAATTTATTTTTAGGCGATTATTTTTCATTTGCGTTAAAAATGACATAGACTAAGATATGTCATTTTTATTGATTTTATTTTTCGATTTTTATTGATTTTATTTTTCGATTTTTATTGATTTTATTTTTCGATTTTTATTGATTTTGAGTTTAAAATTGAAGGATTGAAGATTAAGAGGAAGCAACAGAAACCGCAACAGCGGGAGTAGCCTTGGCAAAGTGAGGAGACATATACTTCTGAAGATTGAAGTAAGTCAGCTCTTCACCTTTCTTAAGCTGAAGAAGATTCTTGAGCTTAGAGTCAGGGTTAATCTTGCGACCATTCTCCTTATCCTGAAGACTATGCTGTCTAATGTAGGCGTTGATCTCGCGAGTCACCTCAGTACGCGCCCACTCAGAACCGGCAGGCTTTCCAAGAAACTCGGCAAGCTCCTTAGAAATAAGAGTGGGCTTCACGAATCCGGAAGGAGCACGGTTGCCGGACTTGCGCTTACGCTTTGAGACCTTCTGAGCAGCACGCAACTCACGTGCAACATTGCGCTCAAGAGTACGGAAATCACTTCGAAGAGATGAAAGCCCGGAACTCAAAGTCTGGAGCTTGGATCCAAACTCGCTAAAGAGTGATGAAAGAGAGGATGCCTCGATAGCAGTTCCCTCGGTGTGTGCATCAGCTGGGGTGGTGGTGGTGACTACAGGAGTACTAGTAATAGGGGTGTCGGTCTTGGAAGCAGTAGTGGCCTTGGTGGCCCTAGGAGTCTTGGGAGCACTGGCCTCCTTTACAGGGGCAGCAACGGGAGCAGGAGTGGGAGCAACAGCGGAAGCTGTGGGAGCAGGGGAGGAGGAAGTTTTCTTTGCCATCTTGTGTTGGTATACACTAATAGGTGAGGTCTTTTTAAGTATTTTTAGACATTATATATTATATTTGGCGTTCCTATTAAAAAGGGAATCCTATTATCGTCATAAACTCTAATATAATCTAACAAAAAACAATGCGTTCATTTTACGATAATTTATAAACTTATCGTAAAATTATTCAAATGTATATACGTAGGATATTTCTAGAATATTTCTAGAATATTAAGGCGTATTGTATTGTATTGTATTGTATTGTATTGTATTGTATTATATAATTAATCCGGTCCGTGAACAGCTGCTTCGTACAACCACGGCATCGCATTCCTCGCATCATTGCTAACAAGTGTAAGCGCCGATAATACATATAATGCACCTAGTGTTTTATTATCAGTGTCTATCGATGTCCTTATAAGATTCTCTATTATTTGAACATTGAATCTTGTCACCGTATCATTTGTCAGATTGTTTAAATTTATATATGTAGCAACATTTGTAAAATATGGTGTACCTAAAAACGGATTTCCGTGTGGTGGACATATCTCCATTTTTTTGGCATTTGTAAGCTGCGCTCTATAATTCCATATATCAACTAACTCTCTTGCAAATCGTATATGATCATTTCTCGAAAGATTTGTAAACCATTCAGAATTAGCATAGTTTCCATACGAATTCATCAACTGAAATAATTCCAATATTTTCATCTCCATCCTCTTCCTCGGATCTAATATCTCCTGTTTAATATCTATCTCGATTGGTATCTTCATTGTACGCGACATCCTTATTATCCTTTTTATATCATCCTTTATCTTATTCGAAAACTCATTCCTATTATACGGATTCTTCGGTTTATCGGAATCTTTCATTATCAAATTATGGATTGATAATATATTGAAACCATACACGAATCCATCATCATCCTTGTAACTGTAAAATTGTGATGTAGGTATATCCACCATATCATCCATCGTATAAAAATCCATATCATTTGTACATATGTTACGCTTATGTAACGCAGGTCCTCTTAATTTATTTAACTTCCGTTGTAAATACCCACGAAATACTCTCTGTATCTTCAATGGATAAATCGAATTCTTAAAGAAATCGTATATTCTCAACATTATTACCTCTTTATTTCCAATACGCGACAATTTATATTGTAAACATATCTTCTTTAACTCTATCATATTGTACTTATATGAAAACATTGACTCGAAATTATTTATCGATAATTTCTCTTTCTCTTTCGCATTTTCTTTCTCTTTCTCTTTATCTTTATCCTTTGCATTACTCTTCATACATTCTATATCATCCTCGCCTGTTTCATCACAACTTAATTTCCCATTTCTAATATCTATAACTCCATTTCCTTTTTTACAAACTCTTTTCTTAACAATAGTTGATTTCTTATTTGTTTTTGAATTAAGTGAATTCTCCCGTTCTTGCTGTTTATCGTCTTCCAGCCCTCCCAAAATACTCGCCGGCAATGTACGTATTACTGTAACGCTTCCACTACTACCGCCTCCACCGCCTCCACCGCCTCCACCGCCTCCACCGCCTACACCACTAGAAATACCCGCAATATTTGTTATTATCATATTTTCGTGAATATTTACAGTGGGTGATGTAACATACGCATTACCTACATTTTGCTCGACATCATCATGTTCGACATCATCTTGCACAACATCATTTGTGTTGTCTATAACTATACCTATACTCATAATACCGTGTAATGCCATTAGTAATAAATCGCTTATTTGTGAACTATCGACTGTTGTCTGTTTCTATATATATATAACAATATATTTTTAATATCTTATAATACAACATTAATTACTATTATCTAAATAATACTCTTCATATACTCACACGTATATACGTATGAATATAATCAATATAATTATTTTATACGTATCAGTGAAATATTTCTTAACTTTGGTTATATATATTTTTCAATCTATTTTTATAGATTTTATTATATTTTATCAGTTTTATCAGTTTTATCAGTTTTATCAGTTTTCAATTTTCAATTTATGAATTATGGTGCCAAAAGGTGCAGATTTTACCAAACGGAAAATTGATTTCACTATGAACTAATAAAGTATATAGCATCGTACAACACGTAGTCAAACAAACAAACCAATCAGCCACCAATACAATGTCAGCCTCTACCAGCTCCGCATCTACTAAGTCTTCCAGCTCCACTCCCAAGGAGATTATTTCAGGTGAGACTTTCAATCCTGCAAAGGATGTTAAATATTCCAAGCCCAAGGTCAATGCTTCTGGTGGAAAGAGCATTGGAATCTTGAATGCCGTCACTAACAGCGCAACCTTTATTGCAACCCCTCTTATGATGACGTGGGGAGTTACCGAGTTTATCGACAAGAAGACTGGTGACAAGACATACAGTATGTCGCTCCAGTTCCCCGGCGAGGAGTACAATACACCTGCTATTGCAAAGTTTCGTGCAAATCTCGCAAAGTTCGAAGAGAAAATCAAGGCGGACGCGCTTTTGAACCAGAAAGAATGGTTCGGCAAGTCAACGATGACCGCCGAGCACGTCTCGCTATTCTGGACACCTATGTTGAAGTTTTCCAAGGGTGAAAATGGAGAGCCCGACCACGCCAAGAACCCTACACTCAATGTCAAGCTTCCTATCTGGGAGGGCACCTGGAACGTCGAGCTCTTCGACCCTCAGTCTCGCAAGATCTTCCCTGACCCCACTAACGAGCATATCACGCCTGTTGACCTTATTGCCAAGGGCTCTCACGTTGCAATCGTTCTTCAATGCGGTGGTATCTGGTTCGCAGGTGGCAAATTCGGTGTTACCTGGAAGCTGTTTCAGGGTGTCGTCAAACCCAAGACAACCCTTCGCGGCAAGTGCCATATCCAGCTCTCTAGTGATGACAAGAAGCTTGTAGCTACACAGGAAATCGACACGGTCAGCGATGATGACATTCCTCGTTCGTCTACTCAAGCTGATGATTCTGATGAGGAAGAGGAAGAACAGGAAGACGTCACGCCTACGCCTGCTCCTGCTCCTGCGCCCGCACCTGCTCCGGCTGCAGTAATTGCAGCTGCAGCCGCTCAAGACTCGGAATCAACTGGAGCAAAGAAGGTCGTGAAGAAGATTATCAAGAAGTAAAATAATTCGCGACAAGTATTTATTATACACATAAGAACATAATAAATACATAACAAAGAGCGTTCGCGTTACAAGTAAGCACACACACACACACACACACACACGCACGACCCCTTATGATAATAATATATAATTCACATACTCACTAACACTTGTGATACAGGTACAATTCATTTTTTACACATAACATATAATAGTAAACAACAAAAATCAAACAACAACCCGTTACTTTTTATCTGTATTTACTAGTTGCATATTTTGAATATGATGCTCCAAATATTATACCAATAGAAGTAATATATTTTTTTATTAATTCGTCTTGCGAAAATTTTGGAATACTCGTCATATGAACAAGTTCATTCAACATATTTCGCAAATCTATTATTACTTGTGTATAATTTTTATTATGATGATCGCTACGATAAACATCATCTAATATCTTTATAATACTATTAAATAACATAGAATAATCTTGATATTTATCACTAAAAGTGTCATACTTACGTACGTCACCTTCACCGAAATCTATTATCTTTTCACAATACGGATTGCGAAGCGAAACCGGTTCTAATAAATATACAGATTCAGTATCAAGCGTCTTATGAACTATATTTGCTTTAACCATTTTTTTAATACCTACTATAACATTTGTAAGTAACGTAAATAATATACTAGGTTCTATATGCACTGATGATACATCTGTTTTATGAAATGCACGATGAAGGTAATGTGTTAAATTATTTGTCCCACAGAATTTCATATTAAATACAAAAAAATCTTTCACGTCGTATTTTGGTCTAGCTAGTGAACACTTACTAAAATCTGGGGGTATACTATTTGGAGTCAAGTCTACAGCTGTTGTCATTAGACTATGAAACTTTCCTGTAGTATCTATCTTGGATAATTTGCTCAAAATCTTATATTCGTGACGATATTCGTTAAATGTATTTGTCTTAAGAACTACTTTTGACACAATATCTTTATTACCATTTATAATATCCGGTCTAAAAACGCATCCGAAATTACCCTGCCCTATTATAGAACCACCATATTTTTTTCTATCTTTGTATAACCTGTGTCTTTCACTTTTCGCATTTAATTTCTTGTACCGTGTACGTGTTCGTGTTCTAAACCTGTATGAATATCTTTTTTTTGTCTTAAATGTTTTCATTAATTATAGTATAATTTATAAAGTATATAATAAATGAATAAAAGATATATATAACAAAATTTTATATATTATGTGTCTAATTTATTTATTACAATAGTAACAAATAAATACAAATAACCACAAAATAACCACAAATAACCAATATTCTATTTTGCCAATAGTTCATTTTTATCAAGAAATATTTCCTTTCCAAGTGACCTTATTATCTTTTTCTCGTTTTTCTCGTCGTTTTCTATAGGTTCACATATTGAACGCATCATTGTTAGATATTCTATTTGTTTAACCTCTGTATCATACCAATCGGGGTTATCATCAGCCCATTTTTGTAAAGCAGTACGCTCTTTATCAGCTATCTTCTCAATCGTCTCTTTCATCTTTGTATGATTTTCATCCTTTTCCCATTTCGCATTATCTTTAATATACATTGTATCGCGTTTTGCATCCGTACAATGTATCGGTCGTTTATGAATTTCTAAATCTTTTAACCCCTTTATCATCACGTCTGTTATACCACGGACTAGTCCATTATTCTTAGAATATACTAAATCTGCCAGTGTGATTTTAAGTGAATCTATAAACTCCGATATGTCAAGAGCGTCTTTACACTTTTCGTTCAAAAATACATTCAGATTAAAATGATTGTTTGTAGTATTGTTTGTATTGTTTGTTATATTACAAATCTTGGGTATTATATGATTAAGCTGCTGTTGCTGTTCTTTTATTATTTTTATCATCTCTTGATTGTCATTTACAAGTTTCATAAATACTTCCGTTGTTATCTTCATATTTTCACCAGATAATCCGGCAGATAATTCTTGTTCGGACAATATTTTATCGTCTACATACACGATTGGTGTATTGTGTTTGCTACATTTTTTCTTATGGTAACAAAGACTTGACGCGAACTTATATGCGTTACCACATACGCATATGAATGCAGACTTGTGAGTGTTGGCGTTTTTTGGCGTTTTTTTGTTAGCAGACATTAGTAGATTATGCTTGATGGTCTTAATATGCCTTATGTAGTCCGATTCTTTATAGCATTTAAAGTAACACTTTTCACAGATAAAATCTGGCGTTTTTTCGGCGTTTTTTGAGTTAGTAGTCATTAGTATATGTATAGATAAAAAAATGTCTAAATACTTTTCGGGAAAATATATAAAAATGTATCGTAACGTTTTTTTCAATTTTAAAAAGTGATTGTGAGCTTTATGCTCTGAGCGACGAATGCATCGTTTTTTTCAAATCTAAAACTTTTTTTTGTAAAATGGACATTTATAAATGTCCATTTTTGTAAAATCCAAAATACTTTTGGAAAAAATGATTCACTTCACTTTCATCCCTGTACCAATAGGGCCATGCTTTCGGGGGGTATAATCATCTTATGCTATATAGAATATATTTATTTGCTAAGACTGTTACCATATAGCGTGTCGTATTGTTGCTAACAGGTATCATATACGTTTTTAAATTATTTTCTTATGCTCTCAGTTAAAATATTATATGTAAATCTTAGATGATAATAAGTCTTCGGCATTTTTTGGCGTTTTTTGTTAGTAGCTATTAGTAAAATGCGAGATGGTCTCATATTTTTCCTTACATATGAAACGTTCGTTACCATATTACATCACAAATATTGTCCGTGTTGTGTTCGGCGTTTTTCTGGCATTTTTTTCGTTAGTAGACATTAGTAGGTCACAGGGGTCGACGGCCGTCCTCCGGGATGTCTCAAAAAATGGGAAAATTTATGGTAACAAATTTTTCATCTTAAAAAAGTGATTGTGAGCATTATGGTCTGAGTGACGAAGTCGATGTTTTTTTCAAATCTAAAACTTTTTTTTGGAAAATGGACATTTATAAATGTCCATTTTTGATTTTTTCATTTTAGATTTGGAAAAAACGATTCACTTTCATCCCAGTACCAATAGGGCCATGCTTTCAGGGGGCACTTTTATGATAAGAATGTATATACGGACGTGGTCACGTGGCGACCATTATGGTGCGGATTTATATATATAATATAATAAGGTTTACAATGCAAAATATGGGTATGCGGAGGCGGAGGTTGATTATTGTAATTCTTGGATGTGTACTTTTGGGGCATCTTTCGAATATATGTCTCAAGAATCCGAATCCGAATCATCCCCCGATTTTGATAGGATAAGTTTTATACTTTTATAAAACACGTTAAACGTATGATGCGGGAGATTTGTGTTTAATCGATATTATAAATCGATAATGTAAATGAATATTGTAAATGAAACTAAAAACCTATGTACAATCACTATTATCAAATACGTAGTATTAAATAGTATAGTTTTTATTTTATAATACAAGTTGCATTATAAAATAGTATAAGACATTAAAACAGTTCTATATTTACAATAATTGACGACTTAGTCGATACATCATACATATTTTTTGTATTTATTACAGGTATTCCCTGGGCTGATAAAACGTACGTCTGGTTGTTCATTATATATAATACGCCTGCTGGTATAGTAAACTTTCTCCCACCTATATCGAAATCGATACACTTTTTATCTAACAAATCCGCGATCTTCATACGTAAGTCTATATAAATGTCATTGTTTGTGTCTATGTATATATATGAAGGTGTAACGGGGATGCATCTCACGATAAGTTCTCGTGATGTATTATTACTACTGGTTTCCCCTAATTTATAATATAATTCGGTATGCCAAAGGGGTATATAATATTTTTTATCATCGTGTTCCAAAACGTATATATTGTTATCTGAAAAAAGTTCGTCCAATGATACTGAAACAACCACTAAGTTATCTAGCGCCATCTTTTTGCTCATAATTTTTTCGAATAGTTCCAACTTCTCTGAAGAAATATGAAACTCTTTGTGATATGTTGTTATGATTTCGTATATAGTATACGCCGTCTCTTTATCTAAATCTTCGAACATTTTTAAAGATAATTCGTGACAATCATCTATAATAATTTTCATTAATGTGTTTATGGTTATAGAAGTGTAATCTGTTTTATCATCATCCCTATCTTTAGATATTGAATTGGTCATTTTTTGTAGAAGAGATTGTATAAATACCCGAAATATAGCGATATAACTCTCTGTTGGATACGACGATGCTGTATTATCGCCATCCTGGAAATCTCGATGAACGCTTTCATCGGGAGAAATAGCGAAATTCATCAAATATGTATATGCGGAATTTATATCTTGGAATATTTTACAAGATTCTTCACTATTGCTGTTTTTATCTGGATGATATTTTAATGCCAATATTCTATAATTCTTTTTTAATTCATCCGGTGTATAATTATATTTCAGATTCAGAATATTACGAGCCTTCTTTATATCCATTGACGTAGATTATTAAGTTATATACGTAATTTTCTAAATGGTAAATTGGTCTATAATTATTATTATAATATTGGAAAAAAATATACGTTTTTAATAACACATCCGATATATTATTATTATTAAGTAAATTATCTCGTATTAATTCGTTTAATATATACCAAACACACTCACCTATATCTAGATCATATATCAATATTTCGTACAATATATCTCTAAAAGATAAAAATGATATGATATTCGGATTTTTTATATGTTCTATGATAGCATTACATACAGGCTCATATGGGGAAGATAATGATGTAATATTGGTGGATATATTTTTGATGTTCGTTATTTTAGTTATGGTTGACGGTTTTAATTGTTTATCTAATACATTTTTAGCAGTTAGACATTTATTGTAATTTGCGAATGAGGGGCGAGGTATACTTAAAATTTGGGAATTATTTAAAATACTATCCGGTATAAAACTTATATGCTCAGTTATTATTATGAAAACAAGTTTATTTTTATGGAATGATTGCGACTGTATATAACTATAGAAAATATCCAATAATTCGCTATGTATTTTATGGAAATTTTTACACATTATGATTCCTGATGCTTCCGGGCGAGTAGAAACAACGTCGTTTATCTGATTATATACATCATTCCATAATACTTTTGAATTGCAACCTAACAAAGACATATCGACTTCGAAATGAATATCACTTATTTTTATTATAAAATTCTCTTTATTCGAATTTATGATAAGACGTTTTTCATATTTTAATTCACTAGGACTATATTTTTTAATAGAAGACAAAGCCTGTGTATATTTACCCACACCTTTAGGTCCATAAAAAATAATATTTTTAAGACAGTCGAGTGATTGTGGGAAAGATTGATAAATTTTCAGTTTTTTAGGATGTAACGAAGATTGCGCAGTGGTTGTAAGATAATCGTCAAAGTGTGTCTCTAAATATTTCATTGTTTATTTGGTTACGGGGTTACTAGTTATTATAATGTAGTATAGTATTCGATATTAAACTAACTATTTAAACATATATTTTAGATTTAAATCGTATTTTACATTATAATTAATTGGTGAGAATTATTAATTATAAATCTAATATGCAGAAATACTTAAATATATAATGTTAATAACGATAGTAATAAAGGTATTTCATATCGAATATAATAATGAAACTCATTAACCCTAATCCGGAAAATTTCAATAAAAACTACATCTATTTTAACGACCCAATTCAAAATACAATTATTAATGAAAGTCGGTTTATAAGAATTATTTACTCTACGCCCAATATTATATTTAATGGGATAAATGTATTGGTTAGCTTTGTAATAGAGGGGGTTGACAAACAATATAATAAAAATATAATTAATTATTGTATCACAAAAAACGAAAAATATATTAATATTATAAATAATATTGAAAAAACAATATTGGATAAGTACTGTTCTAATAAGAGACCGTCATATAATTTAGCATTACAGGTAGCAAGTGGAAGTTTAAAGTTATTTTCTGATTCATTAGATAAAAAGAAGAATATAGATATAATTCTTAAAATATCTGGATTATGGGAAGATGATTCTTCGTACGGAGTAACCTATAAATTTTTAGTAACAGATTAAAATGAAATATTACAAAATATTACAAAATATTACAAAATACGAATTAAGCAAGACACTTATGGTAAAATAATATATTATTCGCGCTAAAACAATATAAAATAAATATAATAAATTAATATATCCAAAATGAAAAATATATTAATTACAGGAGGATGTGGATTCATCGGGTCTAATTTTATTAATCATTTTTACAGAAAACATCAGGATGTTCGTATATATAATTTGGATGCAATGTACTATTGTGCTAGCGAAGACAATGTTGCTGAAGATATAAGGAAATCCTCACGATATACACTTATTAAGGGTAATTTATGCTCATATGAACTAACAAAACACGCAGTAGAATATTACGACATTGATTGTATTATACATTTTGCGGCTCAAAGTCACGTTCAGAATTCGTTTGACGACTCACTTCAATATACGAAAGATAATATTGTTGGAACGCATAATTTGCTGGAAGTAGTTAGGAAATATGGGAAACTGAAAAAGTTCATACACGTATCTACTGACGAGGTATATGGAGAATCTATGATTGATAAAAATGAGAATAAAAAGACAGAGGAAAGTATATTATGTCCCACAAATCCATACGCTGCTACAAAAGCTGCGGCTGAATTAATTGCGCAATCATATTATCATTCTTTTAATATACCTATTATAATCACTAGAGGGAATAATGTATATGGTCCAAATCAATATCCTGAGAAAATAATACCGCGTTTTATCAAGTTGTTGAAGGAGGATAAGAAAGTAACAATTCAAGGCGATGGGTCTAATGTTCGAGCATTTATTCACGTACAGGATGTTGTAGAGGCATTTGATATTATATTAGAAAAAGGAGAGATAGGAGAAATATACAATATAGGTTCAGACGATAAGGAGGAATATTCAGTGAAGAATATAGCAGAAATACTTATTAATAAGATAAAAAAAACCGAAGATTATGCCGAACATATTGAATATGTCCAGGACAGACCATTTAATGATAAGAGGTATTATATCAGTAACGAAAAAATCAAAAAATTAGGATGGGTTATAAAAGAGACATTTAATAAAGGTATAGACGAATTAATTCACGATAATTGAAGCTCATATAGTGCGTATAATATATAAAATATACTATAAAATATATTGTAAAATATACTATAAAATATATTGTAAAATATAATATAAAATTAATTATGCTATAACTATATTAAAAATATAATTATAACAAATACATAACATCGCGTCACGATATGAAAGTATTACTGTATGGTAAAAACGGATGGCTTGGACAAAAGGTTTATGATTTATTAATAAAAGATGAGCACGAAGTGTTCATAGGTTCGTGTAGAGCAGAAAATGTGAAAGGATTGGAAGAGGAAATCGTAGCATTTCAACCGACTAATATTATTTCAACTATCGGAAGAACCCACGGGACAATTGGTGATACAAAATATACTACTATTGATTATTTGGAACAGAAAGGAAAGGTGCGCGAAAATGTGCGCGATAATCTGTATTCTCCTGTAATGATTGCAGTTATCGCACAAAAACACAATATTCACTATACATATCTAGGAACAGGGTGTATTTTCTCATACGACGATGAACATCCATTTGGAGAAGAAGTGAACGGATTCAAAGAAGACGATTCACCTAATTTTTTTGGATCTGCCTATTCGGTCGTAAAAGGATATACGGATAGATTAATGAAAATGTTTGACAATGTTTTGAATGTGCGCATAAGAATGCCTATAACAGAAGATATAAATCCTCGGAATTTCATCACAAAGATAACAACTTATAAGAAGATATGCTCTGTTCCGAATTCAATGACAGTAATACCGGAATTGTTACCTGTGATGATTGATATGTGTAAACAACGCGTAACTGGTACTGTGAATTTAACAAATCCTGGTTTAATAACACATAATGAAATTTTGGAAATGTATAAAGAAATTGTAGACCGCGAATTCACATGGGAGAATTTTGATATAGCAGAACAGCAAAAAATATTAGAAAGTGAGCGTTCTAATAATTATTTAGATACAGCGCGGTTAGAGTCAATGTATAATGTATTACATATAAAAGATTCCGTAAGAGAAGTGCTTGTTACGATGAAAAATACGTCTTGTAATGTTTAGATGTTTATATGTATGGGTGTTTATATGTATGGGCGTTGAATTAAAGATACAGTTAAATATATCTTAAAAACACGTTGTGAAGAGTCTAAGAATAACTTCCATAATACCCACCGTAAGAATATTAAGAATAAATAATGAAATGCTTAAATATAGGGTTCCAAGAGATGGTGAACTCATTGCGGTGGTACTTGAGTTCATACAACCAAGATTTGACTGTAAGTAACTAAATATCAACATTAACTGAATGAAAATTAAAAGACTGGAATAATTTGAAAATTTATAAAATTCGGGGTCTACTTGTTGAGTGTTAATCATTTTAGAGAATACGGTGGATTGACGAATAATTATAAATAAAATTATAATTAACCCGATAATCTGAAAAAAACTTGGATATATACTATTGCAGCTAGGGCTATGCATAACTTTAAAATAATATGATACAACCCCCATTAAAAGACCTAGTAGAGCGACCGTCGTAAATACATATCCGACAAGTGTGGCAAATGCAGGTCCTTGTTCATCTCCTATTTTAAGTGAACTAAATACTACTTTAATAATTATTCCTACAAACGCCAGCAAAGCACATATATTGATTAAATAATAAGTTCCTTTATATTTATAACTTACGCTGTCTATTTGTGAAAATTTTGGCATTTGAATTGTTCCGCTCATTTTATTGTTTATTTGTATATTATATATAATACTATATATTATACTATATATTATACTATAGATTTTACTATAGAATATTTTATATGTTATTCATTTATTCGTAATATATTTTTATTCGTAATATATTTTTATTCGTAATATATTTTTATTCGTAATATATTTTTATTCGTAATATATTTTTATTCGTAATATAATATAAACATAAATACAAATACAAATATATTACTTAAATGAATGGTCTTCAAAATAGGAATGCATATACAGAACATCCTTTAATATCGAGAGAACAGACGTATGTACTTGAGCGAAAACTAGTGACAATACATTCAGAGGATAGAGATGTATGCAGTTGGCCTCATTCGTCTTATTTTGAAATAACATTACCTCAACAGTTGACAAATGTCCAGTCTATAAGACTGATAGAGTCAAATTTCCCATCTGTAAATAATGTCTTCACGAATTCGAACCAAAATACTAAACTTACATTTACTTTGACATCAGGTTCATATGTAGGAACATACACAATAATAATAGATGAAGGGTTTTATTCACCATTTCAGTTAGCAAATGAATTAACAAATAAGATGAATCAGGCTGTATCTATTTCGCCTCTTTATACAGAATTTGTCGTAATATACAATGAAGTAAACCAAAAAATATGGTTTGGAAATAATATAGACCCTTTTGAGTTAAATTTTGATGTAAAAGAATCATATTACGACACCTCGACGACAGCGAATCAGTATGAAAATTGTAGAGTATTACCCCCTAATGAGTTATCGAGTTGTATGAATACAAAATGGGGTCTTCCTTATTATATTGGATTTAATAGAGATAGTTATGTTTCGACGATTGCTGCAAATGGATTAAATTTTGAATATAAAAAATTAACCGAACCAGATTATAATTGGTTATCTCCTAATGGTTATTATGTTACTGCTCCAAATGTGGTAAGCGTATTCGGGGAAACGGTTTTTTATATGGACCTTTTTAATTATAACGATATGGACGAGTTAATGCCTTACCCTCGTAGAACAAATGCTACGAGCAATAATAGCTATGGAGGAAGAGTAGACGCCGCATTTGCAAAAATACCTATACTGGGTATTCCAGTATCTCAATATTTTGATTCTAGAAATAGTATGTTACAAAATATGTCGCAATTTTTTCCACCAATCGAGCGTGTATCTAAAGTAAAAATAAGGCTGCGATACCACGATGGAAGACTAGTTGATTTCAGTAATTGCGATTTTAACTTCACGCTGGAATTTGATTGCTACCGCGACGAAATGGCGCGTGACTTACGTCTTCGTATTCCGGCTCAATATAGAATGTAATATAAACGACAACGATAGGAATGGTATGTAATGGTATGTAATGGTATGTAGTAATGTGAATGGTCTATAATTATGTAATAATATTGTTATTATATAATTTATGTAGTGTAATTGAATAGTCACTTTTATTACATAAGTTAAGTTTCTGTTGCTGCCTCTGCCGCCGCTGGTGCCGCCGGTGCCACTGCTTCCGCGCCCGCTTTCTTATTCCTTCGCGTTCTTCTTTTTCTTTTTAGGGAAGTTGCGGATTTAGTCTTGCGTTTTTTTTTACCACCATCATAATTTTGAGGATACAAATTATTGTTTTGTGGTGCATAGGATGGCTGCTGTTGCATTTGATATTGCGACGGCTGCTGCAGCATTTGCGACGGTTGTCGTTGTCCTGTAAAATTACCAGGGACGACAGGTACTGTATTATTCATCGCGTTATTAGGACTGACCAAAGGTACAGTCTGAGATGTATCGGTTCCGAACGATGGTTGTTCCATAGATTGATTAGCCCGAACAGCAGGTGAGTTATCAGCAGCCTGCTGTATATCAGGAGCTGCATTTTCAACCAATGACTGAACTTCATTTTCCTGTGCATCATCTTTTATAGGTTCAGATTCGGTTTCAGGCTTAGGTTCAGATTCGTCTGTCACATTATTATTCGTTACTTCGGTTTTATTTTCTTTATTGTTATCGGCTTCCTTTTTATCATCAGCGGGAGGAAGTTTATTAATTTGGTCTTTTAAATCCTTTATTTTTTGAGCCGTTTTAGTAAGATTATCGGTAATTGTCAACATTTCTGCATATAATGCATCGATTTCTTCTTTTTTTCTGATTACATCTGTTTCATTTACCCTTTTGGTAATACCAAGCATATCTAAAAAACCCATATTATATATATAAATGTATAAAAATATTATTATTAATATTTTATAAATATTAATCATAGTCATAATATCGATTTACCGAACTGGATATAATTAAATTTTATATGTCGTTTTTATCCATTCTGTTATATCATTTAATGGTCCTGTTTTATAGTCACCCGAAAACCCCTTAAGCTTTAAAAATGTCGGATTCTTCATTACAGACGTTTTATAAAATATATAATCTCCATATTTACCATTTCGAATACTAATATCGTCATTAATTTTTCTAACAAGACCCTTAATTCCTAAAGAATTAGAACTTATTTCGACACGACTGTCATCATCGTCGCCACCTCCGCCTCCGCCTCCGCCAACCACAGCACACGATTCAATAATCCTAATTATATCATTATAAGTTATACTGCTTGGATTTTTACTTTTTGGGAATATACCCGACAATGATTTCTTCTGTTCACCCCACGTAAAATATAAACCGAATTTCCCTTTCTTTAATATTATCTCATCGCCGTTATATATCCCAAGCTTTATTCCACCCATATCGATACTCCCTCGTTCGTCTACAATATCATCTAAAGAATATTCTCCGCGTTTTAATCTTGCTAAATCTACATCCTTTTTTACACTTTTGAATTCGGTCACTTTTTTCCCGTCACTATCTTTGCCGATGTATTTAATTACCGGCCCCTTGCTACCTACAATATATGTATGATTTTCGTCTATTTTCACACTATCTTTTTGGATATTTTTATCCTTCAAACTGGTCGTAAGTTGATTCACTAGTTTAGAACAATATTCGCAAACAGCCGTATAATTTTTCTCACCCTTCGCAACTTTATCTAAATCGTCTTCCATCGTCTTTGTAAAATTATACTCAAATAATTCATTAAAATGTGTGCTTAAAAACTCTGTCACAATTGTGCCAAGCGGTTGTACAATGAGTTTATTTTTCTCTCCGCCAAAATCGCGCTCAGTTTGTATTTCTTGTAATTCGTCCGCTACAAGTTCAAAATCCGTGCATTTTAGTTTTCGCCCCTTTACGTCATCCTTCGATACATATCCGCGCTTTTGTATTTTTTCGATTAGCGATGAAAATGTGGATGGACGACCAATACCCTTCTCTTCCAATATCTTAATAAGACCAGCCTCTGTATAATGCGACTTCAAGTCTATCATTGTAGCGACCCCTTTTACTTTATTATACGGAATAACCGTATTCTTTTTAATGGTCTGCAAGTATTGGTAGTGCGGATTTTCTTTTTCATAACCATCAACAATCTTCCATCCCGGGAATTCGACGAGTTCAGTAGTGTATCTATACTCCTCTTTTTTAGGTGCGGTTACGGTAGCAGTAATCGAAACGCCGGTAGAAGCAGCCATACAACTTTCAACCGTATTTATCCAAATCATTTTATACAGATTTCTTTCACGTTGTGTAAATGTCTCGGGGATTGATATCGTCTCTATTTTTGTAGGGCGTATTGCTTCGTGTGCTTCTTGGGCTTTCACGGGGTCGGTTTTGGCTGCCGATTTTGACGTATGTGCATCGCCTCCACCACCGCCACCACCCAAACACAGTCGTTCAATACCAGGATTTATATATTTATCGCCCCATTTTTCACCTATAAATGCTTTCGATTTCCCTATAAATTCATCGCTATACATTTTTGAATCGGTGCGCATATATGTAATAAATGAACCCTCGTATAATTTCTGGCAAATCGACATTGTTTCTGCAGGCGAATAGTGCATTTCGCTACTCGCCTTTTGCTGTAATAAACTGGTACTAAATGGGGAAGGCGGCTGCTTGGTGGTTTTTTTCGGCGGCAAAACATTATATATATGGTCGTGATTCACACTTTCCTCCAGGAATTCTTCTACTACGCACGGAGTATCATATTGGCGCGTCAGTGTAAATGCAATATTTAATTTTGTAAAATATCCAGTAATATTGTACACCATTTTACCAGGAGCGGCGTCGATTTCCTTTTGATTGTCGTATACTATACGAAGAGCCGGGGACTGACATCGACCTGCAGATAAACTGTTTTTCGCATTTGAAGCAATATGGCTCCATAATTGAGGGGAAATATTATACCCAACTAATAAGTCAAGAATTTGGCGAGCAAATTGAGCATAGACTAAGTTCATATTTAATATACCAGGTTTACTTATAGCAGTGGCGATTGCAGGTTTTGTGATTTCGTGGAATACGATACGCGGTGTCGTGGCAACGGGTAGTTTAAACATATCGCAAATATGCCACCCGATTGCCTCACCTTCGCGATCATCGTCCGTGGCAATAATAACGCCACCAGTACATTCAGCCATTTCAGTGCGTATACGATTTATTTGTTTCATTTTCTCCGTCATTGATACAAAACTAAGTTTGAAATTGTTCTTAATGTCTATAGATTTTAATCCGTCTAATTCGCGGAAATGTCCATATGTTGCTATACAGCGATAACCAGGACCAAGATATAATTCGATTTTGGAACATTTTGCTGGGGATTCGACCAGGACTAATGTGGTTTGTTTTTTAGCGGACATTTGTGTATGGTTTTGCACAACGCGTTATGTTATATGGTATAGAATAGTGTGTTTATGTATTTATAAATATAATAATTATTATTTCAATTTTACACCTTTACACATTTACACATTTACACATTTACACATTTACACATTTACTACGTTTTATTTTATATATACAGATTCTGTTTATATAAATAATCAGACATATTTAAGCTGTCTTGCAGGTTTCATCACTAGTTGCTGGCGTCGACAAATTCTTTGATTTAAAATCAGACCAGGATATTTTCTTTACAGGTGGAGTTGCCACGTGTTTTTCTTTACCATTTTTACCATCGTGTGCCTTATTTATATGGTCTGCTTTCTTAAGTGCACTGTCAATATAAATACTTTTCAACAATTTGCCTACTTCGTATGAACCTGTATGCTGGTCTAGCTTACCATCTTCGATAAGTTTAAGAATATGAATCAATTGAAATAAAACATTTAAGTCGACTTCGTCCTTCTTGACCTTATTAAAAATGTCCATATAGTTATTAAATAGGAATGGACATCGTGATATACAAATGCTGTCAAATTGTGACGGATTGCTTTTAGACAATCTTTGATAATCGCGCTTAATCTTGAGAAGCGTCATAATGTCGTCCGAGAGAGGTTTACTGTGTTTTAATTCCCGTATAGAATTTGTATTATCGGCAACATCATTTGCGCGGATTAATTTATCCAATTGTAGGCGTTCTTGGGGATTCATCTAATGTTTAACGACTAATATAGTTATATATTGTAAATAGTTTTTAAATATTTACGAATATACATATAAAATATAAATCATAAAATATAAATCATAAAATATAAATCATAAAATATAAATCATAAATATAAATTTATTTTGTTATATATATAATAACCAATAACCAATAACCAATAACCAAATGGCTAATTCTTCTTCATCGAAATATGTCAAAAGACGTAGACACAGACACAAACACAGACATACAAAGTCTAGAAGACACGCTAAAAAATATACGATAAGAAAGGTAATGCACGGTTGTAGTTCAAAACAGATTGGTGGCACAGTAGTACCTATGCCGTATAATGCTGCTAGTTTAGGTGCAAAAGAATTCATAACACAAGCAGCTGGAGCGCAACAACAAGTGGCGAATTTTTTGAAAGTACAAGGTACTAACCCTCCTGCCGAATATAAACTACAAACTCAAATAGCGTATTCTAGTCCACAAAAAGGAGGATATAAATCGAAACATAGAAGACGTCACTATAAAAAGAGCATTGGTCGTAAGGGGAGAAGCCGGCGTTTTAGAGGGAGCCGCAAGTAAACAAGTGTGAATTATCATACCACAATATACTGTATTATACCACAATGATGAAATTAAGTATAAATATACAAAGCCAAAATAATAATAATAATAATGTAAAATAATATATTATTATTATATTTTAAGATGAGAACCGTAGATTTATTAAATTCAATATTCATAATAATAGTTTTTATTGTATTGTATGTAGCTAATATTTTAGCAATAGGTAAAAAGAATATTGAGAATAATTGGGCTGTATATAGATGCAGTCCTATGGTAATGCCATTTGCTAGTATCTTTGGACACGATACTATGCAAAATTTTGCTTACTGTATTCAAAATATGCAGACCAACTTTATGGCACCTATGTTGGCACCATCGAATTATTCCAATGTGCTTGCTATCTCAGGTATATCGGCCGCAGCAACAAGTCACAAGAATTCATTGGGATTGCTTGGCAATGTTCGCGGGTTCCTTGAAAATAACTTCGGATCATTATTTAACGTATTTGGTAATATTTCAGTACTTATGACCCTTCTCGTTGAAAGAATGAGGGATATGATGAGTAAATTGGTTGGAACATTTTATACATTAGGATATATGATGGTAGGAACCGCAGACACAGCACAGTCCACTTGGAATGCATTGCCTGGTGATTTATTGAGATCTCTTATGTAAAGTAGCTAAGTGGAAATAGACGTTCATCAATTATCAAGTATTGTAAATCGTACAATTGTAATATTTTGTAGTAAATAATACTAGGTTATATATAGGAATACTAATTTGTCTATTAAGTATATATATATACACATATATGTCATCGTCAATTATCGATAATGTAAATAAAATATATCAACAAAGCACGTATTTAGAAAAATATGGTGGTTCAGTAGTATTTAGCGTTTTTGCCGTATTGGGTGTTGCTATCTATTTCGTATACCTACACATTAAGAATAATTCGGGACTAATCAAAAAAGATTGGAGTACATACCGATGTCATCCACTATATATACCATTTGCAGGATTGATTATGAATCCTAAAAATATGAGTAAGTTAGACTATGCTACTGAAAATTTTTCGGACTGTTTCCAGGTTTTATTAAAGGATATTATGGAAGTTATTTTAGTTCCATTAGAAGCGGCTTCAGTATTAATAAGCGCAAGTGTTTCTATTATGTCAGGGATTATGAATTCTTTTGCAAATGCTATTGCGAATTTAAGAGATGAACTATTAGATAATACTGTTGCAACGGCTCAAAAACAGACCGAAATAACTACTTTAATTACGCTATTTATAGTTAAAATTAAAAGCGCACTTGCTAAAGGTCAGGGAATACTCATTACGATAGTATATATATTTTTGTCAGTTTATGAAATTATTTCTTCAGCGTTTTATGTTTTGTTAGTTGGAAGTTCTATAGTTTTAGCAATAATGTTTGTGCTTTTACTAATAGTATGGGGTGTGTATATTTATTTTTTTCTAATACCCTTTTTAGGAGTATTAATCGCTAGTGCTTATTTATGGGTGCCTGTTGGATTAACAGTAATATATGTGTCGATTATGATAATGGTTTTAGTGGTTGTTGTATTTACCGCGCAAGTAATCACGAAGACAAATTAAACACTATATAAAATTAAACCTAATATATTATTAATTATTTATTTAGGAATTAATTTAAAATAAATAATTATTTTTATCTAAGAATTATGTATAAGAAATATTGAAAATATGTTAAAAAATAATACTTCACTTATTATTGTTTGTGTTTTTATTGGTATCCTTATTTGTCATTTTACGATGTGTGGTTGTAAATCTAATTATAGCTTAATTGAAGGTATGACTGGTGATGCACCTCCTGCTGCACCTGCTGCTGCTGCTGCACCTGTAAAGCCACCTATGCCAGCACCAAAAAAGGTTGTTACTCAGCCTAATCCGTTAGCAGATTCTATTAATACAGCAAAAAGTATGACAGGTTCTACTGCTCCTGTTCTTGCTGATCCTGCTGCTCCTGCTTCCTCTAATACTACAGCCGTCGGTGCGAAATCAAAGGGTCCGGCGGCCGCCGGTGCGAAATCTGTTACTACTTCAGCAGCCGCCCCTACCCCAGCTGCAGCAGCCGCCACTGTAAAAGAAACATTTCAGCAACAAGGTCGTCCTCTAGAATATGGATCGCTTCACGAGTCAAAAAGTGACGATTTGAATTTCAGTAAATGGGTAAAAGATGCTATGCGTTATGCCAAAGGAATGGGTAACGAAAACAGGTTAGATAGTTATCAGTACAACACCGGTCCCAAGATTCCTCTTCCCGAGGGGGAAATGTTTTTCTTTAAGGATACTAAATTTTCTCCTAACTGCTGCCCATCAACATATTCAAGTAGCTTGGGATGCGCGTGCTTGTCTAAAAAACAGTTTAACTATTTGATGACACGCGGCGGTAATAATAATATCCCCGCTGGATGCAAAAACTCCGGATGCAACGCATCATATTATAACGAGTATTAAGTATTGATTTTATGCATTGTTCGGTTGTTGATGTATGTAGATATGTTATGTTATATTCATAAAAAATATAACATATCAATTCAGTTCAGTTCAGTTCAGTTCAGTTCAGTCCAGTAATAAATTTAGCAATAAGATTCTACCATTATTACAAGTACATATTCAGAGCACTTTTGCTTAGACCATTATCATCTTTCTTAATCAGATTATTAGTAATATCGGTCGTAACTGTAAATGGGAATTCAACAGTAAGCGTGTTTTCTTTTTCAAATAGAGTAGTCCCGGGTTTTACAAGGCGATACAAATTCAATTTCTTGTAAATGATTTCAATACAGCGCTTCAAATTCCGAACACCATCCTCCTTTTCAGTATACGTATCAATAATGTAATTCAAAGTTGAATCAGGAATAATAATATCTCCTTCCTTAAAGTTCACCTCGTAGCGAATCTTTGGAATCAAATATTGTTTTGCTATTACAATCTTATCCTTTACTTGATATCCAGTCGTCTTAATTTTATACATTCTATCAAGCAAAATCGGATTCACCTTATACGGGTCGTTGTAGCTAAAGATGAATAGACACTTGCTAAGGTCGAAATCAATCTCGGCGAAATACTTGTCGTGGAATTGCGAGTTCTGACTCGTATCCGTCAAATGTGT